CCCCGCCGTTAACGGTTGCACCGTTGATTACAGAGGCCGAAAGCGTATGACCATACAGCGTACCGACGCGAATCTTTTCAGCAGCTAAGTCCCTAATGTGGGCTGAATCAATCGCAGCAGCCCGAATATAGGTAGATGCGTTTTCAGGGCTTAACGGATTCCTTGCGCTGAGTGCCGACATACTCAGCAACGAATCTAAATTGGGTTCTGTCCCATCTATTAAATTAACACCCGGCCAAGCTAATTGTTGTTGGCTTTGGGCAACCGAATAAAATAAATACGCCCTATGTTGCGAAAACGTAATGCCATCAACCCATGCGAAATCTGTACCTTGTGATATTTTTTGACCGGTAACGCAATCCCAAACGCCACCCGCATTTGATTGTCCAGCCGCTACATGATGCGCCGGATAAACATAACCAACAGCCAAATACCATCTATCCAATAAAGGGGGCTGACCATTCCAAAAATAAGGATTTTGATTAACAGGACCATTGCCCATATCCCGAACAGTACCGCCAGCGCAACCTAAATAAGTCAATCCCCTAGAACCGCCGTAACGTTTGAAGTAAACATGAAACCGATAAGCTTTTGCCGAATTCACTTCAAACGTATCAGTATTCCAACCGCCATCCCCATCCCCGGCAGGTTCGGCACCCGGTAAAGGGTTGTCCCATCCATAAGCGTTATTTAAATACAAACCGGGATAGCAGACCCAAACCATACCCTGCGAACCGTCAGGCAATTGGGCAATGCCCCTATACGATTCATAAATACCGCCGTTGCGAATGAAACCGGGTGCGCCGTCGTGACCGGCAACCCATGAATCAACCCTAAGCATATTCTTTGTGCGCCAGCTATCGGGAATCCTTCCCCGTGACGACAAGATAACATTACCGTCAGCGTCTTTAATAGTTATCCCGCGCATTTCGCCAGCGTTTGCAAAAACGGTCCCGCGAAACAATGCGTTATTTGCTTCAATAAATCCATCAGAGGAACGGAACAAAAAGCCTTGCGAATTCGGTACGTAGTTTGCGCTAGTGATTGACGTTCCGACTTGAAGGGTTCCCGTTACCAGTTTTCCCACATTCAGTTTAACGATATTGCCGTCATCTACCGCCAGCAATCCAATCATGGCGTTTTTTATGAATCCGTTGTGGATATAGGCGTCTGAAGTGTATGTACCGGGCGGTATAAAAGTGCCGTCAGGTTGCGTATAGCCTACTTTTACCTCTTTAAACGGGTTGCCAATTCCGGTCAGTAGGGCAACCACCTTTTCAACGTCAATCCCGGTTTGCGCCCGCTTGCCGTTTGGACCCCCGGCAGGTAGCGATTCTTTGCCGTCATTGCTGACCCATGTAATCCAAAAATGCCACCTTAAACCCGGCGTTGTTGAATATGCGCCAACTGTGCCAATAAATGAATCTAAAATCTTTGCGTCAACAAACGTAGGCAAATTTATAGTGTCGGCTTGCGAGATTGCCCCGTAAACCTTTGTCAGCTTATACCCGTGGCCTATTGTGAAAACAGGTACGTTGTGCGAAATCAGGACGTTTGAGAATGACGGGATTGCATTAAAACCGTCAGGGATGGGCGGCGTTGTCAGGTCAGCCGTTACCCCCGGAATGATGACGTTAGGCGGCAAATCAACGGGCAGGATGCGCCCCGTAGGCGGCGTACCTTGTAGCAGAATATCCCGTGGATTGACAATAACACTCATGCTAGAACCTTAATAACGGCACGGCCTTCAATGTACTTTCGCTGAATGCCTATGACTAGCCCTAGTTTACTATTGGAAAAATCAAAACGGGTATGCCAAATCTTTTGTGATGACCCTAATTGTTCAATTATTAAATATGGTGCGCCCCCGTAGCCAAAAACCGTTTTAGGCGTTGACCATAGATCAACCAATTCTTTTGATAAAACGATAGCGTCAAATTCGGTTAATAAATATGTGTCCTTTTGAATAGGCGCAACTGAAAGTTTATTAGCAGCCGCTGAAACTGTATTTACTTCAGTATGGGACAGCCATTCCTTAGCAAAATAAAGCTTATGGGCTTCGGGAATTCCGGTAAGCAAATTCTCTTGAACTGTCCAGTTTTTGCAATAGCCGACTTTGAAAGCGGCCTGAATATCAGGACGGTCTAAGATTTCAAATGAATCTGAAGTCATGACCTGATTCGTCACTTCATTCGTGCTTAATGTGGGCATTTTCATCTTGAACAAAAACGCTTTGCTATCGCTATTCATTAACAACGTTGCGTTAATACTTGACGCTAATTCAGCACAAATTTGCAACGTGTTAATTCGTTCGGTTACGTAAATGCCTACAGGTTGTTGATATAGCTGTATAAATTCATTCCAGATAACCAAATCAAGATCAGCGTCAGTAAAGCCATTCAACTTAATTATTCGTCTGATTATTTCGCCCACATTATTCGTATAGATTCCCCCTGCTTTATCACCTTGAACGCTGGCTGTAATCAAGCCACGCGGTTTAGAGTAAAGGGTGAACGTACCCGTTGCAATATCCTGAAGGAACGGAACCGGGTTGCCGTCATCCCTGACTTCAATAATTCGTTCGATTGCGCCCGTGTGAACTGCATATTTCAGCAGAACAGAATCAATCATTACAGGCTTGACGTTATGCACTTCGCCATAACAAATGGGCTTCAGTACGTCACGGTTTTCACCGGTTCCCCCAACTTTGTTTTCGACAAGCGGCTTATTCAAAAACTGTAGCTTGTCGTGCAGTTTGATATTTAGCCGGGTGCGGGTACGGCTATCAATGCGAGAAATTGCGCCGGAATAGATACGTTTAAACGCGCCCCGTAACCAGCGAACATCGCCTAAATAAACGTTAATTGATTGGTTATTCCAACCTTCTTTAAGCCAACTGTCATATTGACCGGCATCGTTATTTATTTCAATATCGCCGTACCCGATTGACGCTGTGCCGTCAAGCGACAATTCTTCAGTTACTGTAAATTCACCGGTAATAATTGGAAGGTACGCCGTGTTTTCGGGAACGTCACCCGTACCGGTAACAAAACCTTTTGTTGACAAATATCGAGTTACAAGCCCGCCGTCAGTCATAACAGTTAATTCAACTAATAGGCATCGAATTGAATCATGTTTTGACAGCCATTCTTTAAACTCTTTATTAGTCATTTAATTCAACTTTGTTTTTTGGGTAAGCCAGTATTGCCGTGCTTGTTCTTCGGCAACGCGATTTGCGTTTTGTGCGTTAGCATCGTAATTGCCTTGAACAATTGAATTCGTATTCGATTCGTTTTGTGTCCTAAGCATTGCCATTTCGTTTTTCAAATCTTGCATGGCTTTTGTAAATTCCATGTTGTTCATGACTTGACCACCGCCACCGCTAGCGCCATTGTTTGCACTTCTAGCAGCCAGTTCGGCAGCATAAACTATTTCAGCATTAGCCCCGGCAGCATTTACTCTGCCTAAGTTAATCATTTCGTCACGATAGCTATTCAAAGCAGCGCCCACACTAACCACCGCGCTATTGATTCCGGTTAGCAAATCAACCTGACGTTGTGCGGCGTCAAGCTGCAATTGCGCTACGCTGGCTGTAGCAGACGCAGAAATTGATGCGTCTTTAAGCGCACCCTGTACGGTTGCGAAATCGCTTGTATAACCGGAACCGCTTGCATTGATGACGGCTGACATATCAAGCAAGGTAGTGGCGGCAGACTGCAATTTAGACATTGCATCTTCACGTTCGGCAGGCGTACCGTTTTTAGCCTTGTTCGACAGGTCAGCAAAATTCGATTGGGCTTGCGCGTATTGCTGCATAGGGGACAGCGGCGACTTGTCACCTATCAGCAGACCTTCGCGGAATTGGGTAAGACTCTTTGCGAAATCGGTAAACTTGCTTACCGTAGCCTGCATCGAATCAACTTCCGTTTTGTAGGCTTGAATCAAAGCCTCTTTTGCAGTAGCGGTAACTTGAATCTGTTTTTCAAGTGCGGCGTTGTAATCGTAGATTGCTAGTGCGGCGGCATCGTACCCTTTAGTATCAATGGCCCGTTGCATAGAATCAGCGCGTGAGCCGTTGCCCAATGCCCGTTCGGCTTGAATACGCAATTCCATTGTCCGTTCCCGCAAGCCATCCATAATATCGGCTAGCTTTTTAGCGGCTTCACTCATGCCGTCAGCCTCTTTTGTCAATTCAGCAAATGCGCCATTTACGCTCATTAAAGCGGCGAATGCTTTTCTACCGCTTTCAGTATTAACGTCTTGCGCTTCAACCATCGTCCTAAAGTCTTTACGAGACATTTCCGACAAGTCTTGAGTGCTGACATTCAACCCGGCATTTTGCAATTGGCTAGAAATGTTTTTGCGGGTATTAGCAATCTTTTCTTCTTCAGTATAGAAATTATCGTAATAGCTTTTTAAGTTATTTGACAAAGATTGCAAACCGCCTGAAGCCTCAATTAGACCGGCAGCGGCATCAAAGCTAAGGCTTTTAAGATTTTCAAACGGCAGAGATTTCAAAGCTTCGCGGAATTCGCCAACTGCTTTAACTTGCGCTTCAATGTTTGCAATGATTGCGCTTGCGGCATCGTCACTAAGGGATTCTGCATCTATGCCGCGTACTTGATCTGATATAAGTTTGGGGATTGACCCGGCAGCGGCCTGCATTGCTTGAATAACTGATTGTTTAAGATCAGTTGCCAGATTCGCGGCAGCGGTTGCAGCGTCAGGCGATTGGGAACTAGAACGTTCATAATACGTGCCGTTGTAATTGCTACCCTGCCCGCTTTCGCCAAAGGTCATGCCGTTTGACAGCGTACCGCCAGCCATAACCCCGCCCCGGCCTTTGTTAGACGTTTCTGAGCCTGCTTGATAGCCTGACAATGACAGGCTTGACCCCATGCCTTTAAACAGCGCATTAATGCCCCGTGCGGCCCCTGTAATGTTTGCAGCTACGCCAGAATCCCCGCCGAACCCTTTGACAGGTCCGTGACGATATGCGGCTTCACCGTTTGCACCCATAGAATAGGTTCCCCCAAACCGGGCGTCTTTTTTCGACATCATTCCAGAAATCAGACTACCGGCAACGATTGCCAGCCCGATAGGACCGGCGACAGCGGCAAGGGTAGAGCCAAGGCTAGCCATTGAACCCGCCATTGCCGTAGCGCCCGCTGTAAGCGTTGCGCCCCCTGCCTGAGCAGCCGCAAGGGCGGCGGCAGTAGCAGAACCACTACCAAGGCCCAAAGCCCCGCCAATGGCCGCATTTCCAGCCGTTGCGCCGAAAAGCGAACTAATTCCCGAACCCAACATGCCAGCAGCACTAGAACCGATTCCACCACCGCTAAAAAGGTTGCCAATACCTGAAATCAGGTTCGACCCGTTTGTAAATGCGCTACCCGCTTGCGCCAAACCACTCATACCCATTGCGCTAGCAGCCGTAGTAACCGAACCCTGAATTAACAGTTTAAGTACAGTTCCCCTGAATGCGTCTTTAATACCTTGCCAAAGCGAATTGAAAAAGCCGGAACCCTTTTTAAAAGCACGTTCTAAATTGTCAACAATTCCGTTATATAGCGAAGTGTTAAATTTAGACCATTCTTTTTCTGCTTCTTTGGCTTCGGATGCAGCAGTTTCCAGCATCCCGCCCCGTTGCTTCAAATCGGCCAATTGCCGCAATGACGCAATGCGCTTCATTGTCCAATCGTAGCTTTCAATATCTAAATCGCGGTCATACTTTTTGATAGCCGCCAATTCCTGAATAATCAACCCTTCCCGTTCACGCTCTGCACTTAATTGGGCGGTTGCCTCTTTTGTCATCAATATTGAATTATTGTGGTCAATCTGTTTATTTATTTGATCTTCGATTTGTTCAATATCTTTAATCGTTTTATCAATGTCAATTTGACGATTTTTAACGTTTTCTTCTAGCGCCTTATTACCAGCTACCCGCTGAAGATTTAATGCTTCAGTAGCTTTCATTTCTTCAAGCAATGCGTCTTTCAACGCCAATGTTTCTTTTGAATATTTAAATTTGCTAGATGAAATATCCGCGTTAGTTTTAGCTGCAAATTGTTCAACTTTTGTAAGCTTATCCTGTTGATTGTATTCTTCTTGAATACTTGCGGAAACTCGCTTAATCGAAGCAATCAACTGTTCATTTTCGGTAAAGATTGTAGTGCTTTTAGCTTTCGGACCTTTGGGGTCTTTGTACTTATCCTGAATGTTTGAAAGCGCCTTTTGAATTTCAACTTCGCTTTTGCCAAGCAAAACCATATCTTTACGGGTTTGCATACTCAGCTTGTCGCGCTTTTCTTTATTGGTTTCGGTTTGCTTTAATACAGCGTCAACCCTAACGGCAGCTTGCAGGGTTTTTTCCCGCGTTTCGTTTGCTTCAACCTGACGCTCATTGCCCTTTTTCAACAGGCGGTCTTGTTCCTGCAATAAGTTAATTTGATCTTTTAACTTGCCCGCTTGATTCTCTTTAGCCGCATCACCCTTTGCGCCATACTTAGGCGTAGCGCCTTCAACATCGGCCAATTGTTTTTGCAGCGAAGCCAGCTTGTCGCCGGTTGACGATTCCCGGCCAATATTCTTCATGTAGTCCCAAACACCTTTGACAGTGCCTAACAGACCACGCCACGCCCTTTCCATATAGCCCACATTCTCTACAACCTGCTTTGCCCGCCCGGTCATGGCATCGGCGTAGCTTTTTTCAGCCAGTTCGGCAGCGGCTAATTTATTCCCCTGTTCGGTCAACGCTTTGATCTGTTCATACGTTGATGCGGTCAAATACTGATAGGTTTCGTTTAATTTCAGGGATGCGTTGACCGGTTCCTTTGCCAGTTCCGAAAACTGTTCAACGGTTTTTGACAATGCTTGCCCGGTTGCCTTTTCCATTAGAACGGCAGTTGTGGCAATGTTCTGAATCTCAGACCCGGTAAGATTGCCTGCTTTGGCGATTTCGGTAAGGGCATCCGCAGCTTTGCCTTTTGTGCCTGCAATGGCCGAAATGGCGTTAGTCATTTCCGAAAACTGACTATTAGTTAAACCGATAGAATTACCGGTCATGGTTGCGGCATTCTGAAAATCAAGCAATTCAGTTTGACCCGCATTAAAGGCAAATGCCAAACCAGCAACAGCAGCAGCAATCAAAGTCAGGGGGCTAACGAATGTCAGCAGATAACCGCCTACGGCTTTCAATGCGGGAAGTATCCCGCCGAAAACGTCTTTAAGTTGACCACCTTGCTGTAACAAAACCGTCAACGGCGCTTGCCCGCCTTGCAGCGAAACAATAATGTCGGTCATTTGCATAGGGATGGTACGCAGCCTATTCGTCATATCCCGCGCTGATATACCGTTTGCCTGCATGGCATTGCTACTGGCTTGATTGCCTTTCGCCAAACGCAGAGCGGCCTTTTCAGCAGCGTCTTGCGCGTTTTGCAACCGCAATGCGGCAGCGGCGGCACGGTCAGACGCGGCTTGCGAATCTGTCAACGCCTTAGCCGTTCGGGCTTGTTCGGCAGCTAATTTTTGGGCTGACGCAGCCGCGTTATTTTGGGCAATCGCTAATTTCTGTTGGACCGTTTCGGCCTTCAGTGTGGCAAGATTTGCCTTGTCTTGCGCGGTAATGCTTAACGCCAATGCGCTTTCCATTTTCTTTAATTGCGCCTGCAATTCAGAAACCGGATTCCCTTTGCTGACGTTGGCTAAAGCATTTTTAAGCTTGTCAATTGACAAATAGGCTTTTTCGCCCATTTCGCCAATTTCCCGCAAATTTGCCTTAATTGAGGGGGCAACCTTATCAACAACTTCAACAATGATTGGGGATTCATCGGACATTAAATACCTTCAAGTTTTGTTTTTGCTTTGCGCCTGCCTAGCATTATCGCGCCAGCCATCATGCCGCCCGGTTGCTTAGACCACCCGCCGTTTTCTAGTTTACGAATGTAATCTAAATTATTGCTTATATAAACGGATTGGCCGGGTTGCTTGAGTTTAACGACATTCGCGGCCCTAGCCACTGTTTCTTGTGCGCTGGCTGTCATGGTATAGCCAAGCATCCCCGGAACGTGGGCAGCCACGGTTGCAAGGTTCGGGGAGTTAATAGACGCCTGCCAGTTTGACAGGGCTTGCGAGGTATCAACGGGGGTATGGTAAGCTAAATGGTTGACCATTACGGCAACAACTTCTTTAACCTTATTTGAAGCGGCAACTTCGATATTCTTACTTACCGCATTCATGCGTCTAGTTAAGTCTTTCAAAGTTGCCATTTTAAATAACCTTACTTTTTCGGTTGACTTTCAATAATTCGCTCGATATTCGATACATCCATTCTGCGAATCAGGTAAATCAAATCTTCGGTTTGTTCAAACTCTAAATTCCAATAAAGCGCGTATTCTTTCATCTTGCTTATCGGAATCGGGCTAATTGTCATTGAAGGGGGTCTTTCTGTACTTAAATCAAAATACGCCATTAAGTACAGGTCTAACCCAATCATTAGGTCTGGTTTATTGGCGATACGGTCTGGAATTGGATTACCCGCCCGTATCGCCTGTTTGATTATTCGTTGTTCGGATTCGCCCAAATCCATAACATAAAACAGAACCTCAATTAGTTTTTTGCTTCAACTTCCAACGACTCAAGCCGGAAGTTAGCAACGCGCTTGGATGCGTCTTGCAATTCGTCATACAGGTCAGGCAAATCCTGCATCAGAACCATTGCGTTTTCTTCGTTGTACGGCAGCAGTTCATTGTCTTTGCCGAAAACGTTTGTCCAACCCTTCAGGATTGATTTCACAAAGATTTTCAAATAAACCTTATCGGCTTGCGCGGGCGGCAGATTGCCACTGTCCAACATGCGGCGAATAGGTTTAGTTTCGCGGTCAACGGCAGCGGCGTAAACTTTGTTATTGCGATTGGTACGCGAAATAACAAACGTTGGCACTGTGCCATCATCATTCAAGCCATATTCGATTGGTACGCCGTCGTTTTCTTTAGCCGGGTCCGTTTGGAATTGGGAATAAATAGTCATTTGAAAATCCTATGTGAATTGAAAAAGCCCCTAACGTTTCCATCAGGGGCTTTTAGTTTAGCACACGGTCTATTTAGAATGTGGGCATTGCAACCGTTGGCAGATAAGAATAAATAACGGAAAGCATCGTGTAGCCGTTTTTGTTTTCGGCACCGGCAGCGGTCAGCGGAATTTGGATAGCCTTGTCTTTTTCGACATTGACCATACCACCACCCAAACCAACCAGCGGAATATCAAACACGAAACCGGCATTTTTCGCGGCACTGATTACCGATACGCCAACGTCAGAGTTTTTCCGAACAGCTTGAACAGCCGATACCGTTGAAAAGAAAGCGGTAATTGAACCACTTACTTTAAAGTTGCCGGTTGTCAAATCGAACGCGCCGAATACGCCAACGGCAGTATCAGGGGTCACGCCGTTATCAATGGCAATGCTTGCCCCATCCACATAACCGAAAAGCGGCGAAGGGGTTGACGTACCAGCATTCAAAATGGACATTTTGATGCGGTAAACGTCTGACGAAGTGTTATAGGCTGATTCGCCCGTGCCAACTACGTGAATGCCGGGTTTGACGGTATCGCCAGCTTCACCGGTACGATATTCGGTATCGCAGCCAACAAAGGACATATCGCAGGTCAGCTTATCCACTTTCGGGATATTCAGGGTGAACTGATTCGGAACCGCGCCAACAACGTATTCGGCCTGAGTAGCGGTTGCACCCATGCCCAAACGCCGTTCAAGTTGATAGGACCGGCGTTTGATAAGGCTTGCCAGTTTTTCGTTGCGTACAACGGAACCCATATACAAATTGATTGTTTTACCGGTTCCGGCTTCGGTAACGGGGGTGAATGTCGTATCATCAAACGTCAACGATTTAGCGGCAACCGTGGCGATTCGTGCAAAGCCCACATTATTAGCAAACCGGTTGGCCGCTACGTCACCGCCAATGAACACCCAATTACCGGGGAACATACCGGGCATCGTGGTGAAGTCGCCAGCCGTGACGCTGATTGATGGGATACCAGACGAAACAACAATACCGGCATCCCCGGCAGCAAGCTTATAGCCGACTTTTTCAATGCGGGAACCGGATGGGGCAGTTGCTTCGTCAACCGTAGTTTCAGCAACGGTAATCTTGCCAGCAGCGACAGTAACAACGTTTTTCAGTCCGTTATTCAACGCATTGACAAAACCGCTAACCAGAATCAAATCGTTTGCGGCAAACACACCCAAACCAGCAGCGGCGTTATACGACTTATCAATGGCAACGGCTGAAGTCAAAACAACAGCGGCACCGTTCAACGGTTGCGTACTTGCCAGTTCCCGGCCATCGGCAAAAAAGAAACCCTGAAGCAAACGCTTCATGTTCGATTTCGTGAAGTCAGCAGTAAAGCCGCCGTTTGCGGTATTGCCGGTAGCAGTACCTTTTTGATCTTGCCGTGATGCGTTAATGGGGGACCGGACCACCATTGACAATTCACCACCGAAAGACGGATAGCCGTTTGGCTCTTGATCGTACCAAACGGCATCTGCCCCGCCAGTTCCCGGCAGAACCTTTAGGCTCAATTCTTCGGCAATGGCAAGGCCAGTTGCGTTACTGTCAATTTTGTTTGGCATTTTGAAATACTCCTAGTTAACCGTTTTCGTCATATTCGTATTCTGAAATGACATTGATTGAAAAAAATGTTTCGTCAGGGTCCAATTCAACAATGCGGGTTCGATTAAAAACTACATCGTTGGGGCTTCGCTTTCCCCTGTACGCACTTCTAGCTACTTCAGCCAATGCCCTTAGCGTAAGCATAGCATTATGCGCCGAACGGGGCGCGAATAACTGCACAAATACTAAACCGATTGGCGAATAGTTTCGATTACCGGGGGCAATGACGCTATTGGACAAAGATGATTGTTGTTCATCTATGCCCTTTTGAGAAACCCGGCACCAATATTTATCTGTTGGAATTTTTCCCGGCGCTTCAATATTTTGGTATTGAACGACAGGAATATAACCAACTATTGCAGTCGTTTCGGCATTCCACTTTGCAGCGAACAAAGTAAATATATCGTCAACGGCTTGCCGGTATGTTGTTGGCATTACTTGCCTTTGCGTTTATCGCCAAAAGATGCAGCCGGAACAAATACTTCGGTATCGTCAACCTTGTTTGCATCGTCAAACTGTTTTTTGATATGCAGAGGCACGGCACCGGCAACGCTTTGAATGTGGGCAGTATCGAAATCGCGCGAATAATCCAGCGTAGAAACGCTAACCACTTCGACATTTACGCCGGTATCAATCAGCTTAAAAACGGCTTCGGATTCTTCAGGCGTAGGCGCTACGTCAACAATAAAAAAGATTACTTTGGTTTTCATTTGGATTACCCTTTAAAGTCAATGGTGAATAAAATAGATTCGCCGTTAATATTCAATTCGTCAATCGAACTGATTTGATAAGTCACGTTGCCCCGAATGACAATATCACGGGTATCAGGGACAAAATTAACAGCAGCCATCAGACCCGATACTTTACCCGTTTTTGTTACTGACCCCTGCATTTCTCGCAAGGCTTCAGACAATGCCATTTTTTGAGGCACGAAGGCAATAAACGGCTGATATTCAGTTTCGGTAACGGTTTGACCTAGCCACGGTTTAGCGGGGTCAATAAGCACCGTTGCAAATTTGCGCCAAATAACTTTTTGACCATCCATGCGGATAGCCTGTTTAGCGGCTTTAATATCTTCGGTATATCTGCCCACATTATCCCCTTACCCGGTCAGCTAACCCGTAATTCGTTGACTGAATCAACAGGGGTTTAAGGTTTGCGGCTACGCGGGGGAACGCAATCAATGTGCTTGATTTGCTGGCAAAGTATTCTGTTTCTAGAACATCGGTTTTGCGGCGTTTAACGTTTGAATCGGCTACTTGAAAAAGATCAGCGCCATTTTCAATTAATTCAAATGCGGCTGAAACTTGCGCCTTTTTCAACGCTTTTGGAATCATATCGCTAGGGAATTCGTACCCTTCAATGAAAACCAAATTGCGCGGCCATTGCAGCGGTTGTTCAAAACCGTTTGCCGAATGACCCTGATACAGCCCCGCCAGCCCTTCAAGGTAGTTGGCAGCGGCCTTCAGCGCGTTTTGCGCGGCTACGTCATCCACTGGCAAGGCAAAGCCCATATCAGCCGCCAGCGCCCGCCCTTCAGCCAATGTGACGTAGGAATTTGCGTTAGCTACGACTAAACCGGTTTCGGCAATGATTGTCATGGTGCGCCAAATCGAGTAATGATTGAAGGTACACGGGCGGCACCGCCTTTAAGTTCAAGGTATTGCATCCCGTAGCTCGATTGCCCCAAAAACGTATCACTGTTTCGCAATGCGTTATATGACTTCGATATGTCGCCGTCTTTTTCATTGGCAACCGTTCCGCGTTGCATACCCGCACTGTATTTACGCAACCAGCACAAATGCGCGGCGTATAGCGCCTGCATCATTGTTGATTTTTCGTTTGTAGGGGCAGGAACAAAAACAAGGGCAGTCGCAAGCCACGCGCCTACAACATCATCGTTCAACGTATTGAAGTCAGGTGCAAATTGTCTGAAATATTCTAAAGCGGTCATATCATCCTGCAATAAAAAATCGCCATGATTAATTAATAACCACGGCGATTGTTTTTGACGTTACGCCGGGTTTACTTGGCGGGCGCTTTAGGGGTTTTCCAACCGGTCTTAGCAGCGGTTTCGGCGTTGTTCTCAGGATGCAGAACGTCACCGGTTTCAACGGTATCTTCAGCCTCAACGGCTTCGGCACCGCTGACAACTTCCAGACCATCCATTTTCACATCGCGGGCATTGATTTCCGAATTTGGAATTTCGGTAATCTGACCGGGAATCAGGCCGATACCATCAATGGTAACAAGCCGCGCCATCGTGTTTTTGACTTTCAAAGTCTTTGAGGTTGCCATTTCAATTCACCTTATTAAATGCGGTATTAGATACCGTCAGCCACTGCGAAAGCCAGCGGGAAAACAACAACCACGCCACCGAAACGCGATTCGCAAGGAATCGTATATTCCAGATTGTGCAGTTGCGGCGAATGCTGCAAAAATGCCATCGGTACTTCCATGCGGAAGTTGTCGCGGTCATTTTCCAATGCCATCATTCGGTCAGTGCCACCAGCGCCAGCGCCCTTCATTTCCAGAACCGGTTCGACAGTCACGCCGGGATTGTTTGCCAAAAACATCGACAAAATCGTGGTATCGGAAGTGTCGCTACGCGGCGTTTTCAATTGCGCGAATTGGGCAACCGGCATCCAAACCTGAGTGGCACGATGTACGCCATTGGTTGAAATCAGAATCGAATTCACCAGTGAAGTAAGGTCACGCAGAACTTGCGAAGGGGTCTTTGAAACAAACGTTTTCGCAGCGCCTGCACCGTCAGACGGCACCACAACCAGCGGAATGTTTGCATTCGACAGCAGACCGGGCAAACCCGAAATCGTATCGCCAGCCCATGCCAGTTTGTTGATCGTTTCATCATGACCACGTTTGGCGGCAGCTTGCAGCGAAGTATCCAGATTTGCGCCAGCCATTGCGGCAGCACGAATGTCCTGAATAGAATAGCCGTAGCTGATACCGATACCGCGAATGGGTGCGGTAAATTCTTTGCCACTCACGCCGACACGGGGCAGATCATCGGCATAGTTGCTGATAATCTTCGCCATACCAACCGTATCATACATGCGGTAAGTATGCGTTTTCGCGCCTTCGGGAATGTCCGTTGAAATTGGAATCAAACGGACAGCCGACAGCGGCAAACGAGTAGTTTGATATGCTTTTGGCCGAATGTATTCCAGTTGGCGGGCAAAATAAATTGCTTCGCCTGCATCGTGGCGGCCCGTGGCTTCGATTACGCGAAGATCACCGGCATCGTAGCGGGTAAGGTCTTTTGCTTTAGGCATTTTGGTTTCCGTTCTGATTATGGTTAATCAATTACTTTTGTTGGAATTCCAGTACGGCAAGGCCCGCACCGGTTGTTGAAGTCAGAAACTTCGCCAGAATTTGCGTGAATGCTTCAACGCCAACGGCAACCGCGTCATCAGTGAATTTGCCACTTGCCAAATGCAGGTTTGCAACAGCGCCAGCGGTAACGGCATCGTTGACGTTAACCCAAATGCGGCCTTTTTTCATAACCGAAACGGTTTCTTTGTCGGCATACGCGACAGCGGGGGTATTACCGGCTTGTTCAAAATCGTATTGCAGAATGGAAACGCCGACAACCAAAGCGGCTTGCCCAACGGCAGTAGTAACCGATTTGCACTGACGTTCTTTGTTTGTGCCAAGGACCAGCGGCCCGCCAATCAGAACAGCGCCTTCAGCCGACAGGGAAAACGTGTCGTGTGCGGAAAGGTCATAGATCAGACCGGCAAGGCCCGCATCTTGATACATCGTGTAGATGGTTTGCATGTTGATTACCTGCTTTCGATTGGTTGATTATTTCTTTGGATTAGACAAAGATTCCATGTACGCAGTATATGCGGCTTTGGAATCAACAGCGTCAGTTTTTTCAACCGATTTATCGCCAGCATTTGCGGCCAAACGTTGTGCGGCCATTGCCACATCGAGATTAACGCCGGATTCACTTGCGAAATCGAAAGCGGCATTAACGTAGTCGTCAGACTTGCCGGTAAGATCAGCGTCTTTACGATTGGCCTTAATAACCAATTCCTTAATTTCGCGGTCAGTCTTGCCAGCGCAATCGACTTTGAACGTTCCTGCAACCTTTTCCAGCGACAGACGTTCAAGCGCATCGGCGCGGCCTTTTTCGATTGCTTTTGCCAGTTCGGCAGGCGCGGCGTCAAGTTTGGCTTTCAGCCCATCCCGTTCCGCTTCAAGCTTGGCATAGGCCGGGGTTGTGCCGTCAAGCTGCAATTGCAACTTGCCAGCTTTAGAACGCAGCGAATCAACTTCAGCAACCACTTCAGGGGCGGCTTCATATTCGATTCCATTATCCATTCTGATTTTTGGCATGATAGGTTTTTCCTCAATTAATATTTCATCACTGTCAACATTGAGCCTTGCAATTCCTGCCCGGCCTGCTTTAACCACTGACAAATGGTTAACCTTGATATTACGCTGAATTGCGTCATATTTTTGGCCGTTCCATTCACCGGGCGTTTCTTCTAGGTCAACATTGTAGCCTAGTGATAATTGGCGACGTTCCCCGATTGCTTGCGGGTTATGCAAAACAATATCAACAACAACAGTTTCGCCGTCCTGTTTACCGGTTGAAAGAATAGTACCAATTGACAAACTGCCCACATTCTTATCTGTTACCTTGCCCGTTGTCGGATGGTCAACAGTGATAGGCTTACCGACAAAAGAGGCCAGCGAATCAGCGTGAAAAACATCGTCGGGCAGACGCAATTCGCGCCTTACAGTGCCATCCACGTTCATATATTGCTGAATGCCAATACGCCCGACAATGGGCGTATCGTGCAGAAAACCTTCGTCAGTTTTCCGAACGGGCTTCAGGTACGAGTAATCAAAACGTTGCGTCATGGGCGAAGTATAGGTTATTTTTAATTACTTGGAAATTATTTAACGGCTTCGGGCCAGCAGCGGCAAAGATAATCATGACCGGGATGACCGGTTACGGCAGGGGGCTTAGACCATTGAAAAGTTTCGCCTTCATTAGCCCTATGGGTTGGCCTAACTCTTTCGTCTAAGCAAGTGTGCCAAATATATTCATTTAGGCCCATGCCAACTAACCGCCGTTGCGTTAACTCAGCATTAACCCGTGCGACAATACCACGGCCAATTAATACAGCTTGTCTTTCATACTTAGCTAAACGGTTATTAATATCGGCAATGATTTCATTAACCTTTGCGCCATTGTTAACCATGCGCCTAAGTTCAATCTCAGACGTTTGAATAAACTGTTGTCCTAGTTTATCGAACGATGTAACGCTAGTGGCGACAAAGTTCTTTTTGATGGCGGCAAGGTATTCTTCAACCCTGCTAACGTCAGCGGCCTGCCCTAGTATGTCCCGTGCGGCCATTGTGGGCGTTACCAAATCGGCGGCGTTATAACCGAACGATTGGGATTGCGGCAAACTAACGCCGGTCAGTTGCTTGACGGCCAACTTAAATTGCTTGTCGTTGAATTGGCTTACTTGATTGAAAAGCAAGGCGAATTCGATACGTAATGCTTGAACACTGACAAACCACCAGCCCATAAGGCCCGCAATTGCAACTTCCAGATCATCAGACCATGTTTCTTCGTCAGCGTCAATTCGCAGCAAATTAATGCCGCGAAGCCTTCGCAAAAATTCAATCTTCAGATCACGTAGCCGATTGATGAAAAGCCGCTGATAGGTCCGTTCGGCAGTATCGGGGTAAAGCCACCGGTTAAGCCTTTGCATTTGAGCTACCGGGCTTTGGTTTGGGTTTAGATTGTCCAACGACAGCAGGCTTTGATGCAATGATTTTAGCTTGAGATTCAGCGAATTCGTTTGCTTGTTCCTGTAGCTTTTCGGCAGGCGCGATTGGTTCGATTGAATCATCAATAAATTCATTTTCAACCGCCAATTCTTTTCTTACTTCGGAAGGGTCCAATGCCCCCATAGTCACATAAACGTTATGGGCATCGGCTTTGGTTTTAAGGGATTGAGATTTCTTTAACTCAATTTCGGCTTCGTCTTTGTCATTCGGAACGGCAAGCGGTTTAAATTCAAGCGAATAATCAGCGCCATCACTTTTACCGCCATTGCTAGCAAGAATGATATACGAAATCAGCTTATCCAACGGATTACGCAGCATGGTATTTTGCATATTCTCGATTTGCGAATACCAGCTTTTTTCGTTCGATTCGCCGGGGGAATTCAGACCACCGGCAGACCGGCCCATAAGCACGAAAACCGGAATGCCTGTAACTGACGACAGGGCTTCAGCAAAGCGGTCCAGAACGTCAGGAACCCCGCCCATTGGAGCCTGTTTGATTTCGTAGGTTTCCAGCGCGTCAATGACCACCGTATTTTGGGCATTGCGTACTTGATCTACTATATCAATCCGCTGAATCATCATTGCTTTACCGGCAGGGTCAGCAAGGGTACTTGAAAGGTCAGGGATACCATGCACGGCTTGCTGTGACCTTTCCAGCAGCATTTCAGCCCATTTGTGGGCATTGTTCAATCGGCGCAATTCGGTAAGGCACTTTTGAAGAATAGATGCGCCCCATCCCTGATTCTGATTACGCAAGGCATTGGGTATCGAATCGCCATCAAATATAAAAATCCGCGATTCGTGAACATCATAAGAGGTTGCGCCACCGCTTACGGTAACGTTAGTGGGATTGATTCGCCATACTTCAACCCGGCCATAATTCTCTAACGTTGGGTCAGAATATTTAGAAACGGCGTCAATTTGGAATCGGTCATAAACTCGCAGGAATTCAACCGATTGAATCTTTTCAGGGACCAACGGGGTAGTAAATGAACCACCATCCTTTAAACCCAATACGACAGCAGAACCGCCAAAAGCGCGTGACCATTTAAGGGCATCGCACAATTTATTCATTGCGTTTAATTCTTCAATTCGTGCGATAACTTGATCTTCTATTTCAGGCGCTAGGTTTTCCAGTTCAAAACCTGCCCTTGTCATTTCTTCAGCAACCCGGTCAATAATCAGCCGCCCAAAGCCGTTGCCCAAATAGATATTTTCAATAGCGCCCCGGTCCATTAAATAACCGGTTGTGCCGCCAAAGCGGGGACCAACAACGGGGGCATTCAAAAACGCTTGCCCGTAGGCATCGTCTGTACGGGTGAAAACCGTTACGCCTGTATCGGTGCTACGGGGTTTGTTTTTTGAGCCGACAGGTCTTGACATAATATTTAGATTCTAAAATAGATTGGGTTATTGTATGCCCACATTCAGTTAAATCAACGCTTCTAACTTAAACCCGCCTTCAGGCGCATAGGACATTATTAGGGCGTCTGCCAAGTTTGGCGACACAACGCCACGCTTAACCATATCCTTTTTAGCTTCTACTTTGAATTTTCCGTTTTGGAATTCTCGCCGTGGTTGCGCCAACTCAGCACAAAGTTTGTTCAAATTGCTGACTTCGCTTGATATGCTGATTAGGTTTTCAGGGTCATACGGTTTACCGTGGATTGCGTCATAAGTATTTTTGAATCTATCGGCAGTAAGCCACCATGCCTGAGCCTTCAGATTCAAAAACATATCTTCGTTTTTCTTACCGGGCTTGTATTCCTTTTCAGGGGAAACAACGGCAGCGTTTGCGGTAAAGCCGCGATATACGGGGGCTTTCGTCTTAACTGACAGCTTCGCCTTTTCTTCCCTGATTGCGCCCTTAGCGCCCGCGCCTACGCCGATATTGTCATACGTGACCGTTGACAGGCCCATATCAAGCGCATTGAAGAAAACATGCCTAGCGGCTGTATTCGGGTCCAAGTCTTTCCATTCTTCAACCACGTAGGCAAGAATGCCATGCCTTGCAACGAATGCGTTTTTGTCCTTGCCTTCGTCTGCAACGTCAAACCCGGCCATTTTGCCGCCAGTGATTTTCAAATTCAGCTTAATGTGGGCGTCAACAGCGGCTTCAATCCACATCGGCTTGATAATAGCCAATTCGCTATTTCCTACGCATTCACCCAAATAAACGTGGCGGTATAACTCAAAATCGTTTTCCCGCATCAAATCCATATCCCGTTGCAATTCAATCGGGAACCGTGGATTATCGGTATAGTTAATTTGCTTAACTACGCAATAACGGTCCATTTCACCGGTAATAGGATTCAGCATGAAATCGGGGTAAACGCAATTGGAAACAAACCTTTGATGGGTTGCTGATAGTGCATCGTCAGGATTATATGAAACCCAAATTTCGGAACCGTCTTTACGCAACGTAGGAATCAGATACTTCCAGCTTTCGTCTGATACGTTTTCCGCTTCCTCTACCCATGCGGCATCATATCCGGCATAGCCTTTAATCTTTTGTTGATTGCGTAGCAGACCGTCAAACTTAATCAAACCGCCTGACGTAATGCACTTAATACTGTTTTTGATTGGTTTAAAGTGCTTGCCCATTCCGCAACGTTCGATTTCATCAATAAACTCTTGATAAACCGAATCGTCAAGCGACTTCATTAGTTCCCGAAAGCAAGCCACGCGCCAGCCGAAATAGCGAACGTTGTTCAAAAGGATAGAAACAAACGTGCGGGTTTTCGCAGAACCCCGGCCCCCGTGAGCTACCTTAAATCGCGCCGGTTGTAGGTATTCAAGATAGGCGGGGAAAATTTCGGTAACGTAATTCGGCTTCATTTGTCAACGACTTTATAAACCGGAATCTTTTGTGTATCTTCGTCATCTTCAAGCGGTTCATTCGTTGCGATAAAACCCATTATGTCAGCGTAAAGCTTACCGGCAGCGATTCGGTCTTTAGGTGCAATGGCCCATTGTGGGTTTTTACTTCCCCGGTCATCTTCTACCATTTCCCAAATCTTCAGCGCCAATTCGTTTTTAGATGGCAGACCGTTTAACCCGGCCTTTTCCAATCGCGCCATTTCCTTTATAACAATCGAATCCATCGGCCATTCGTTAGAGACTTTCAGGGCGCGGCTTGTCTCGCCGGGAAACAACAGCATCGCGGCTTTGAATGCCTCTTTAGGGCTTCGCAAAAGTAAAGCCGCATAAGCGGCCTTTAATTCGTTTGTTTCTTCAGTCATGCGACTATTCTTTTAAGGGCTATGGCCGGATAGTAACATTCTTTAAATTACAGGATGATGCGTAGGCCCGATTATTAGCAAGTATTTGCCTTGCTGTGCCATCGGTTAAAACATCATCTTTTGAAATATAAATAGGCTTAACCCAACTGCAAGCCGTATCTACAACGTTAATTTTTTCAATCACGTTTCCATTTGTCGCGCAACTCACTAGCAGCGGAACCGTCAGGCATAACGATAACAGAGGTTTTAGCATCGGAAGTATCCTTCAAGGTTTCGTTTTGCTTTTGAAGTGTAGCGTTATTTTCTTCGCTAACTCGTTTAGCTTGTTCAATAGCGTTAGCCAAGTCGCTTTCTTTTCTTCCAACTTGCTTGGCTCCGAAATATAAAGCGATTGCGGCAAAGATTGCACCGGCACCCGTGACGATGTATCCGATAAAACCACTAAAGATTTCCATGTTTCACCCCCTTTGTTTACATAAACGTTTGTCAGGCTAGCCAGCGGCCTTTCTAGCTGCCCATAGCCAGCACCGGGCAGCGAAGCCCATAAGTGCCTTACGCGGGCGACAGCCTCTATAAAGCGGCCCGCTTCAATCAGAGGCAAAGCCCCCGTTTCACGAATCAACTGAATAGCCCAACGGTCTTGCGATTCAGGCCCAAAATCAGGCAACCGCAACTGTTTGCGGTAATGTTCATAGTCTTTCAGCATGAACTGATAACGGCCTGACGCATTCGACGTTAGACCTTTTAAATTAATCCTTTTCGATTTGCGGCCATTTGCAAATGGATGCGCCCCATACATCGAAAATATCTCATAACCATCTAAACCGGTAACGATAACGTCATAGCCATCGTTTTTAGTTAACGGATGGGTGCTAGTGCCTTCAGCGTAAGCCAGCGTATCCAAAAACGCATTCAGATTGCGGCTTATCCTGTTTTTGATGAAAGCCATTACCGCGCACCCAATTCTTTATCAAGCTTGCGTTGCCGAACCAAACGGGCAACCATGCCAAGCACGTAGATAACGACACCGACAAGCGGCATGTATTCAGGGGGAATGAACGATTTGAACTGTTCGGGCATCATTGCCCACATTTCAAGGGCTTTGTCTGGAAAGACAATCAGCAGCGAAACGACAGCGGAACCTAACGCGCCAAGGCGAATGCTCCAAAGTTTCCACCAAACCTTAGCGGCTTCTACGAATTGAATACGCATATCATCTTTCTTTATTTAGAACCGTTGCCATATCGTGACCGATTATCACGATGAATTTCATTTATATCGTTCGACAGCCGGGTTAGTTCAAGCTGCAAAGAATTCAGTTGTGACCGGGTTTCAATATTGGACCCGGACATTAAATTCATTCGGTCATCCCGAACTTCCTGATTCTTTCGCATATCCTGAATGGCAACTTTCAAATCGCTAATGCCGCCAGTGGCAACGTTAACTTGAAAGACTAATCCAGCGATAGCCATTACCATGACCGTTGCGGTTGACAACAGCCACGTAAGCGGCAACTTCATTTCAACTATGCGGATTGGGCTTGTCATGGCAGTATCTGATTGGTTATCTTGCATTTAATAAAGCCCCATTATTTTATGAACAGGGTGATGATAGTCGCAACAAAAATAACACGCAAGAAAAAAGCGCCATATAGGCGCTTTTCCAAAGGTTAAGTAAGTTTTAACTTACAGGGTACGCCAAACGCGGCAACCGCCTTCGGCATCCTTGCATTCAAAATCGCGCACGACTTCGGTAACGGGAACAACCTTGCCTGTACGCATGGTTCGGGTTTGGCCTTCGACCACGCGGGAATAACGGGCGCGGGCACCGTAGATCACGCTTGACATTTCTTTTGCTTTCTTTTCGGGGATGAAAAACGATTGGCCGACTTGCAGGGATTCAAACGGGTAAAACTCCGTGCGGCCACCAGCGCGGCGGGCGCTTTCTGGCATCGGAACGTTATCTTCGATCACAAACGCCGGTTTGGTCTTGCCAGCAGGGGCAGCAGCAGGCGCGGCAGCAGGGGCAGGGGTAGCGGCAGGGGTAACGGCCAAATCGGCAGCAGGGGCGGTATTCTCAGGCATGGCGGGGGTTTCCTTGTTTGCTTCAGGCGCGTTGCCGTCAGCGGGGTAAATAAATTCAAATCCGGCATCGGTTGCACGGGTTGCAACTTCGCCTTGTTCATTGACAGCGGCGGGATTCAGTTCGACCAGACCAGCAGCAACCAATGCGGTATGTACTGAGTCAGGGGTAAACAGACCGTTTTCGCCAGCGTCAACAATCATTTTCAAATGCGCGTTATTGATTTCCGCAGCAGCGGGAACGCTACCGGTTGTGCTTTCAACTTTGGAAACTGATTTACGGGCGCGGGAAGAAGCCATTTTGAATACTCCAGTTAAGGTTAAGGTTAAAGGTTGTCGTTATGACAGGTTGAATTCTACATCAGGTTTCGGGGTCATCAAAAAGTAATTTGATTCATTTTGTTAATCAGTCAAGTAACTAACAATCATCTTTACAGCCATTTGCCAATCGTCACAAACAACCCATGCGTATTTTTGCTTTGTTAGGAATAGGGCGAATTTCTTTTGTTGATCTGACGTTTGATTTATTTTGCCGGGGGCTTTCATTTCGATATACAGCCCGTGCAAGTTGTGGCGGGCAACCGGTAAGAACAAATCGAATACGCCCGGTTTCACGCCTTCAGCCTTCATTGCCCCGCCTGCAATTGCCCGTGACTTAGCGCAATCGCCACGACTACCGCCGTTCGGTATGTGGTGCAACCATTCCAGTTCCGGGTAAGTGTGGGCATTCAGCGCAGCCCAACAAAAAACGGCCCGTTGATGGCCGCTCTCAGTACCTGTTTTCGCCAAATCTTCGGGGGTCATCCTAATGCCGCATCCCATATTTGAATTGCGTTAGCCGTGGTTCGGCGTCGGTCTTGCTGGCTAATGATTGTGAAAATCTTTTTGCCAATAACTACAGCAATTGGGGTAGAGTTTTCAAACTTAGCCAGAATTTCATATTCAAGCGCGCTGTAACGTGCCTCTTGTTCCTCAAACTCAATATTGAGTAAGCGGCGTTTTTCTTTGAGGTTAACCAAATAGGCTTTTGCTTCAATAAAGTCTTTGGCATATTTTTCAATCTGAGTTTGATTTAAGTTCATTTAGGTTTCTCCTTACTATAATCTTCGCGGTGACATATTTCGGCATTAATGCTTTTTAATATGGATAGAATTTCACGTTGTTCAATATAAGTTGCCACTGAGTAAACGGTTGACCATGTTGATAAGCCTACTATCAGTGGGACTAGAACTGATTTAATCATTTCAACCCCTTTTTAAAGGGGGTAGTTTGTCATAGAAATGATGAAATGCGCCCGATAAGCCGTGTTACAACTGACTGTTTGCCCGCATTAATGCTTTGTGGCAACTGATTATGTTTTAGCAAGCCCCTTTGGAGTAATATATCATCCCGCGTGAACGTAGGCATTGTCTGACGCATTTCCCCGGTTGACGTATCAAGGTACTGATATGGCCCGTTAAACAGCATTCCGATTTTCACGGTCTTTGCTTTGGGGGAAGGTTCAACTTTTCTTTTATATTTCCCCCATAACGTTTGATGAATTGTGCTAATGCCCACATTCATAGCAGCGGCGTTTGATTTTATTAGGGCTTCGTCAAGTTCCCATCCTTCGTAAATTGTCATGATTAATTTCCTTTCAGTCTGGATATTTAAGTTTCATTTCGTTGTAACCTTCACGATATGCCGCTTTTTGTTCATCGGTCCAAAGTCGTGAAGTAAAACAAGGGCTATTATTTAAAGCGTCTGTTTTGCCAAAGTCACGACAAACTTTTAATTCCGATTCTTTAGTTATATGCCTAATGCCTTTGGATAGTGAATCGTAGGATTCCATTGTTGCCCCTTAAATCAGATTGAATTTCTGAATGGCATCTTTGCGCCGGTCCCGGCAGGCATCGTTGGGCGACTTGTCCAGCCAAGTAAGCGCGATGGTTGTGATTTCTTCACCACGTTGTTTAGCCGAATAGAGTGCTTGCGCGTCACGGGCTTCATTTTGTGACAGCTTGACCGTGTGGCGGTTAAGAGTTACGGGAATCATCATCGTCCTTTTCTTTAGAGGAACCAAATAAAAAGCCGTAAAGCAAACAGCAAGCTAATGCGGCAAGCCATACGATACCGGTAAAGTTAAAAAAGTTGTCCATTGTTAGCCTTTCCATTGTTTAACAAGTTCGACAAGGTAAATGATAACACAAACCCAAAGAGTTACGCGAATCAAAATTGTAAGAAATTGCTGCAACTCGATTAGGTTAGTCATTCTGGAATCTTTCAACAATCAATGCAATAACTACAATGATAACTGCAATAGGGGTTAACGCTAGAATCGCCATTGACAACACAAAAAACCACGATAAATAGATTAAGTAAATCATTTCTTCATTAGCATCATGATTCGGTAGGAATCGTAGAATAGATGGTTGTCAATTACGGGATTGATAATTATCAGCTTAATAGGGGGCATGATAAATATTTTGGCTGAAGCGTAAAGACTTTCGACAAGCTTATTGTCAAGTACGCGCCTAACGCAATATTGATTAGTTTGGTCATCGGCCCAAATAACCCCATCCATAAATTTCATGTGGTAAGCATGATAAACGGACCAGTCAAGGGGTAATTTACCGTCAATGGGAACGTTGGCGTTGACTATCATTTAATACCTGCCTTTGTTAAATTTGCCATACCACGGCTTATTTTTAAGTGTGGGTTTAGGCGCTTCTAATGTAGGACATTCATCAATGTATGCGTGAGTTATTTGCATCCGTTCAACGTTATCGAGCCATGCCTTTTCTAGCGCCTGTTCTTTAGCTAGCAAAGCTATCAAACGGCGTAGTACGTCAGACTTGCCCCGTTCCCTGATAGGGGCTAGCAAAGTGCCTACGATCACCGCTTGGGTGTTGTCACTGCTAGCCAACTTGCGGCCCAATTCATAAAATTGCCGTTTGAATTCATCAGCAGAAATCAAACGAAACTTTTCATAAGTCATAGCCTAACCTTTTGTCTGCAAATAATGCCATTTTATCAGCATACGGCAACGCATCAAACTTAATTAGATATTCTTCGTTACCGGGTGTAGCGGCAACCCATGCGCGATATTCCTTTATCTGATTCGCCTTGTCCTTCCATAAGGCGTTGTGTTGCGCCATTTCGTCATTGATTCGCTTAAACAAATCAATTACGCCATCCATTACTTCGGCTACGTCAACCTTTGGCGCGGCTACGTAGTCTATTTCAGCCCGCAATTCATTTGCATCATTCTGCAAACGTTTGAGCCTGCCCTTTTTAAATTGGGCAGGGGTTACTTTACGTGTAGCTTTCATGATTTTTTCCTAGCTTTCAGCATAGCGTCAGCCATTGCGTAATATTCTTCAGCCCGCCCTTTATATGCGCTAGGGTCAATCGCCCCTTCTGCCCAATCACCTTGCATCGCCAAACCTGCGAAATGATCCCGCAAGGTTATACCGGAATGCGCTTCTAAAATTGCTAGGCATTCGTCAGGGGAAAATGCGCCAATTGGCAGGGGGCGCGGGAATAAATACGGATTTTTAGCATTCATGATTAAAACCCGCAATACATGGCGTCAATATCAACTAACAGGCCATTGTGTTTAAAAAAGAATACTTGCGTTTCGATTTGCATAGCTAGCCGAAACGTAAGATCAAGGGCTAAATATAATTCGGTTGTCATTCAGAACCCGCAATACATTGCGTCAAGATCATTATATGACCCTTCATATTTGAACCGGAATTCGTGACTTTCTTCAATCATGGCTTGGCAAAAATCGTTGGACATTTCCCAAAATAATTCACTGTTCATTCTGATTCTCCTAAACGGGCAAGCCATCCCTTAATCCGCTTTTGAAGCATTGGATTAAACGTTTCTACAGGGTCCATAAAGTATTGGGGGCTTCGTGGATAAAGTGGGGCAAACATCGAACCGGGTCCAATGCCGTGCAACCCTAAGAATTCATCACGGCTAATATTGCGATTATAAAAATCGTTATACCGCTTAACCATTGCGTCATGCTTTTGATTAAGTTTGGTTTGTCGGCGTTGTTGTTTGTATTTATATGCGGTCATCATGTTCTAATCCATTCAAGAAAAAATGTTGTCGTCACAATACAGGAATAAATGAATACCCCCAAAAAGATTACTGACGACAAACGAATAAGCCATTGCGATTGATAAAACCGCATGTTTACTATTTCAATCATCAATGCCAATAATACCGAAAACAAAAGCATAGTCATGATGGCCTTATGTTTAAATCAAAATGCGTGACAACGTTATAATTTGGCGGAATATTCATTATCCGCATAGATTCCCAACCCACTTGAGTTATATCGAGCTTGTTTTGAGCGTTGGAATTACTACAGGCTTCATAGTATTGTGGCATTACAGGCGGGTACAAAATCATTTGTTCACTGATTATGCGGTTTATACGCTTGTCCATTTTACGCCAGCGCATACGATACGCCATACGCAACGCCATCGGTTTACGTCTGCTAATTTTCATGGTTGAGAAACGCCAGTAAATAACGCGTAAAGTAAAATTAAAGTACCTGAAAACACTACGCCGATAAAAATGACGTAGAGCGTTTTCATATCTGATTCTTCCAGTATTCCGACATAGGTTGAACGATTGGGAATTCATCGTTAAACAAATTAATCATATTGATTATTTGCGGCGATTGTGGGGGTACTTTTGAGGCATCCCACATTGGACTGATTAACTCAGCCGTCATTTGCAGGCGCTTTAATTCAGCATCCCGAAAATCATGCCCGTTTGTGTTGTAGTTCACGGTACAACCTTTTGGCGGTTAATTCCATCAACGCCGTGATAAAGCCGTTCCCATCGGTCTTTGCAATCGCTTGCCGTGCAATTTTTAATGGTATTCGGTAGCCATTGCATATTAATCGGAGTATCGCAACCCCCTGACGCCATCGGGATAACGTGATCTACGTCCCATCCTTTGCAGGCCCGAATGTGAAGCAACGTAGTAGGGCAGGGGAACACCTGTACGAATTTGCGTACCTGCGCGGCACTCCGAATAATCACGCCTTTGGCATCCCGCTTAGGTTGCCCACAATAACGGGCATCCTTCTCATGCGTGATGGGCGCATGACCCGCAAAAACAGAGGCAACCATGCCAGATAGGGCAAGGGCTATAAATATGCGTTTCATCTTCGATTACCTTTCAATGTTTACAACTGACCTAATTTAATAAATATCGCCACAACTGACAACAGAAAAGCCACACCATCAATAATCAATGTTATATATTGAAAAGACGCTATTGCTATTGTTATCTTAAATTTCATCATTTCGTAGGCTAGCCAATTCATGTAAGCCAACAAAAGAAAAACAAAGATTGCTTGATAGAAATTCATTGAAGCCCCTTTTAAAGATTCCAGTATAGCAAACCGTCAACTAACGGCAAGCCCTTTATGGTAATTGATTGTTAACGCCTTGATTAACCGGTAATTCATCCGGCTTACCCTTTTTCTTAGCCTTTTCGTTATTGTGGCTACGGCAGTCGTTAACCAACCCTTGTAAGGCTTTTGTTTGTTCAACGCCCGAAACACTGCCTTTCACGCACCTTTCAACCGTTGTTGAATATTCAACGCCGTCAATTGTTTCGGTCACAGTAGCCGATAAAGTCGCGGGTTGATAGTGTATAGGACAGCCCGCTATGGCATCAGGCATGACCTTACGGGAATATGTTACGTTAATCATTTTTCGTCAGCTTTCAATTTTGCCTTCATTATATTTTCAATCCGGCATTGATTAAACAGATTTTTCATTATTTCGGTTTGTTCAACTTGCGTAATAGAACAATTAATCTTTTGTTCCCGTTTGCTAGTGTATTTGTTTCCATTAATCGTTTCACTAACACTAGCGTTTAGCGTTGCGGGTACTAAATGGGGCGCTGTAGCCAATAACGTACTTTCTTCAACATTGCGCCAAAATTGTGTAGTAATTGCGTTCATCGTTTTTTCCTGTTCATTGCAGCCTCTGCCCCAAACTTCCATGCTTCTAATGCTTTTTTCTTAAACCATTCAGCTATATCTTCCAGCCCTGCCCTTTCATCGTAGGAGGTGCAGACGCTAGCCGCATGGGCATTGGCTGACCATCCATCAGTTAATAAAGCGAAGCCTTCCAGCCATAGAACGTCTGTCATGGGTTCCTGTAGGTGAATGATGCGCCAAATGCAAAAATTGGCATGGGCGATTGATGCGGCCTTTAGGGCATCAAAAACAACGTCATTATTTGCCGACATAATGGGCCATCACTTTATCGTGCTTTGCCTGTTTATCGGCAATCATTTGTTTATTTATGTCGTCAATGCAAGCGCATTCAAGCGAATGAAACAACGCCACCTGAAGGGCATAGGACCGGGTAAACCAGCGTTTTGCCGTTCGGGTTGCATCGTATTCGGTATCGCCCGCCATATCGAAAACTTCAACGATGTACGTATCAAGCGCAAATAACCCTTTGCCTTGTATTAATGAATTTGTGGTAATCATGCGGTTGGCTCCTTTGCCAATGCTTCGCGGATAACCTTGTCTAACGTCATTTGGGCGCGGGTATAGATTGCCCGTTTAACCTTGTCAATTGCGTCAGGCTCAGAATCACGATAGGGGTAAAGGTCAACGGCTTCATATCCGTAATATGTTTTATCCCCTACACGTTGCCGAATGGATACTTCAAACAATGTGGTAATTGGCTTGCCGTCTTTATCAATCATGATTACCAGCCCGTTTGTATGCGTAGCCATTCTGAATGAATGCTTCGCTTTTGTCTTTTGACTGACGTTGAATGTACCTTTCGCACTTCACGTAATACCCTATGGCAATGCCTATTTGTCGGCACTTCAGCTTATCGTTTTTGGTAAATCGCGGGATTAGTTCCGCATTCTCTAATACCTCTACAAAAGCCCTCTCTATTGAATGGTTCAATAGAACGTAGCCGTTTATCGCGCCTGCTACCCTATCATTGGCAAGGCGTTTGATAATGGCAACCTTTTGATCTTCAGTTAACGTTGTCATCATCAGCCCCTTATGCGTTACGCGGGTCAGCGGGCAATGCGGCAAGCGCATCAAACCATGTTGAACCGCCGATAACATATTGGTCATACGATTGATTAGAGAATTCGGGCATGTTTGCGGAATCAATTGCGGCTTTAATGTTAGCCAATTGGTTTGCAAGTGCAGGGGTAATTGATGACGTTTTGAGCATTGCGGATTCTCCTATTGTGAAGCCTCTATTTTATGGGGGCTGTAGTCCTTTGCAAGCTGTCAATTGTAATTGTTCGTTTATCGTTCAATTACTTAATTCTCACGATTTCGATTAAGTCATTCGTCTTGACAATGGCAAACATCAGCTTATGCGTAAGCGTTTTGTTTGCATATCTAACGGCGCCCCTTGCCATAGTCATCACGTAAGGGTGATTCGTTAATCGCGGGATAAATACACTCATGCCCACACTAGCCAATTTATCTAGCCTGAATTCGTGACCCGAGCGCATAGTATTCCTGCCAGCGTCAAAATCAACCAATAATTTACCGGCACGACTTGCGGGCCTAATAACCATATCGTAAATTTTTATCTTAATCATTATTCAATCCGTCCTATTTCATAATGGGTTGCATGAGTGACTAGCCGAAACTTAGCCCCTTTTAATCCTGCCTTACGCATTGCGTCTAACAATGCCGTTTGTGACCGGTCTAAAGGCACATTGAACGATTGCCCTATGTCAAGCGCGCCGAATGGCAAGGCAGGTCCGTTATTAGGTTTGCGGCCTGCCTTTGGCGCTACCATCATTTCAAATGACGATAATGCAACCTTATAAAATTCCGGTCCTTTAGGCTTCGCTGTATCCCTTTGCGGCAATTGAAAGCCCTTTAATTCTTCAGTCATTGCGGTAACTCCTTTGCATGTATGCCCACATTCTTGCATGAGTCAGCCCGAATTAGCCGAATTTCATGCCCCTAAAGTTTAACATTATTTGCCGCTTAGGTTGCCCCTTTAATTGCAACGTTTTTGCAACTGTTCAAACAACTACTATTTTTGATTGATTGCAACATTTAAGCATGTTCCGCTATCATTTCAATAGCGATATTAACATGCACGTTTATCGCAGTATAACATGCACGTTAAAAAACATACACGTTAAATTGTTTTTATTTGTGACAATAAACGTGTATGTTAGTTTGAAATTCAATGTGGTGCGGTGCAGAATCGAATGCTCAAAAGTTGGCTAAGTTGTTGATTTATATAGTAATAATATTTAATAAATATAATAAATACGTATTGTCTAAAAAGTAGTCCCTTTGTAAAGATACACGTTTACAAGCCCCTTTAAAGGGCACATTTTTCACTTTTTGCCTTTTCTTGCCTTTTTCTTCAATAAAATCAACGACTTACGCATTTTGGACCTTCATTTATAGGATTTATAGGCTTTTTTGTAAGTTTGGCGTCAGGAAACTTTAGCCCATGCCATACGCTAGCCCCTACAGCTCAGACCCTACACCGACAAGCCTACAAACTCAAAAGCGAAGCCCTGCACCATAGCGTCACGCCGTCAAACCATGCCAAGCGATACCATCCTATCAACTGACCATAAAAACGTGCTGTAGGCCCGCAAATCGAACCGCCCACTAAAAAGCCCACATTCGCAACCATCTACAGGCTGTAATGTGGGCAAATCGTTAAAAACTAAGGGTTTTAAACAGTACCCGGATTCAATGCAAAATGTAAGCGCATCCTATAATAACCGCAATGAATTACCGAATCAGTTGACACTGTTAAACAGTTGCGTGATTATTTCGTTTGTTGGGGTTTCACCCGTCATCAGGACCAACAAACGAACGACTTCAGTATGCAAATCAAGATCAATTTTCTTTTGACGCATCGTTTTATTCACATAATCGGGAACATCACGATTAATGCTATGTTTGGTATATTGCGCCAAATCCCTATCGCAAATCATTGCTAATTTAATGTGAACGTTGCGTAAGGTAATCAGAAATTCCTTATTTGTATTAATCATGTTTGGTTGATAAACGGCATAAGTCATTTTAAATACTCCTTTAATTAAACAGTTAAACAGTTAAACAGACCACGGATATTCTTTATTATGAATATCTTTATCTAACTTGGCATTGATTAAAAACAGTTCGGTTTCTTCCCATGAATTGAAAACGTCAAACCATAGATTATGCGTGCTTGCCAATACAATGACGGTTGATTTGCGGTTATTGCAGTCAATTTCGTAGCGCCTGCAAAATTCGATTACTTTTTCCCGTTTGGTCAGTTTAGACAATGGTTTTACAGCCATGATAATTTCCTTTGGTTGATTAATTCAACGTCAATTTATAACGGTTAAATCCGTTATTGAATGACCAATTGTTTGCTTTTTCAGCACATTCCCGAATGCTATTATTTTCGGTTGTGAAGATCATTTTGCCCCGATAAAAAATATCAGCGGCATAACTACCTTTAGTGCCAAAGATATGATAAACCGTGATGGTTGCCGTTTTGATCTTGACTTTAGTTGCCATGATTTGCCCCTATGAATTAACGAATGAACGATGCAAAAACCTGACCATAGGCCATCATTGCAGCAAAGCCAATGCCCAAACCTACAGCCAATAAATAATCTCGCATGATTGAATTCCTTTAAATTACTTCAGTGAAAAGACAAATTTAGTCAATGGCGCAATGATTGATGTAGGCGGCAGGACAAGCCCAACGAAAGATAAAACCGCCATTCCAAAAATAACAATGACGATAAAGAAAAATAATTTTGCAGTTGTCATTTCGTTTCTCCTTTTGATAACTCTATTCTAATCAATTAATTAATTCCTGCAACTGATTAAGTGTAATAGTTTGCAACAACAATAGGTCAACAAAAAGCCCTATTTAAAGGGCTGTAAATTACATTGTGGCAACCTTTGCGGCAACTATGTAAATTACGTTCTATCAATCGTAAAACAAAATGAATTTATAGCTTTCGGGAAACCGTTTAAAAAATACATTGAAAATTTATGATTGCGTAAAACGTTTACGTTAACCTTTGCCGTTCTTGCCTTACGTAAGTCCTTTGCCATTGTTTCACGTGAAACAACGCATTCGGCTTGCGAACCCGAAAAATAATTGATGGTTAATTCAGGTTTCGGTTTGAAGTTTTTCACGATAGCCCCTTAAATAAAAAGCCCACACTCTGAATTAGAGTGCAGGCGGTTTGCCTTACATTGCCATAGCGATTTCTACAGCACGGGTTTTCATATCGTCACCTTTGCCAAAGAATGCGGAATTCATGCGGGCATCTGCCGTTTGAGCCCGTGCATGATGGTCAACATGCTCTGTAATGGCATTGACCCAGCCCCATGCCGTACCCTCAGACCCGGCAAGCGTTGCCCCTTTGCCTGCACCATTGAATAATGCAAGAATATTCTGAAATGGCTTAGAGGCAATCGTTTTTGCCGTGCCTTTATCGTCCTTTTCTTCAGGCGCAACCAATGCCAGCGTAAGACTTTCGGCATCCTTTGCCGTAACCGTCTTTTTGGACAAATCACGCATTGCGTTAATAAATACTGAGAATTCACCATGCGCCAAGCCCAAACGATCTTTCATTGATGCGGGATTGAAGGCGGTTCGATGCGTAATTGCAATATCTTTATTGTTCTTGCCATTCAATGCCATTGAAAGTGTATTGTTGCAAACTACCCGAACAGAGGTGAATTTTGCCGTTGTGGCAATCGTGCCATCTGCACCAGTTGAAAGCAACAAATAACCGCCCACAACATCAGCGGAACCGATAACGGCAGATTCGCCAATATTTGCCAATGCCCAAAAACGCTTGCCGCCAAAAATTGTGCCTGCCGTTTCAAGTACCATGCCAGCCGATTCTGTCAAATCCCGAAAGAATTCCAATACATCCTTTGGATTTACGATTTTGAAGTTGGGGGAAACAATGCCCAAAGGGGCTTTTGTATCAGAACGAAACAGAACATGCTTATCATCGAAAATTTGCGGATTATCTTCAGCGCCGAACCGAACGCGGGAACGGTTGATTTTCCAATCCATGCCTGCCGCCGTTTGCCATTCTTCGATTGATGCGCCGTGCTCCAATTGTTGACCCAGACCATGCCAGCAGCCTTCACCAGCGTAAGCCATTTCAACTTTACCATTTGCGCGGATTGTTAATTCGTGGGCCATTTTAAATACTCCAATAAGGTTAAAAGTTAAATTTGCCAGTTATCCAAGCGGTTGATTGTTTTGCTTGGATAACTCTATTCTAATTAATTAATTGATTGTTGCAAGCGTTTAGTTGTAAACGTTTGTAACGCTTTTTAAGCCACTTTCCATTGGTCAGCGTTTTCCTCTGTAATGTAAAAAGAATTGTAAAGGCCATATTTGACAGGCAATTTAAAGGCGTTTGGGCGCGTTTTCCATGTTTGGCATTTACCGGATGCACGGACCCGCAGTGCCGAACCGTCAGCGTTTTTCAACGTGATATGAACGAAATGTTTAGCGGTTGAAACTTCAGATTTGTTTGCCATGATATTTCCTTTGGGTTGCGGTTGAAAGAAACTTTATTTTAATTAAACGGCTGATTATTGCAACCGTTTAAATGAAACAGTTTGTTAATTATAAAAATCCCGAACGATGTATTTTTTGCCCTTGCTGATAATGTACGTTGTTCCGATATTGCCATAAATGCGGCAGTAAACGCGATACGAAATTTTTCCAATCTTCAGCATGTAAACAGTGGGAATTTTAGACCCGTATCCTGTAGCCGAATATTGCCAGCCCATTTCTTGAAACCACAATTTTTTCGTTGTCAATGCGTAGCCGTCATTCACGTAAACGCCATCGTCTGAAAAAGCTGTAATGTTTGCCATGATAGTTTCCTTTAGAGTTTCGGTTGGTGAGATTCAATTATTAATTAATTAATTCGTTTTGTCAACTGTTTCGGCAACTTAGTTTGTAATAATTTGTTTGTTAGGCATCCATCGAATCGCAATAGGCGTAAGCTACGGGCAATGAATCACCAGCCATGAAAAGGGCTATAGAAAATTCGTCAGAGGTAAAGGGGCTGACAGTCACGCTGTAATAATCTGCCGTCAATGCCAGCGTTACCGGCTTGCCTGTAGCTAATTTTTGGCGGCTAGCGTCAGCCCGATAAATTTTGCGGAACGAATCGAAAAAGCTATTTTCAATTTGCGAAGCCGTCAGATTGTGGGCTGTAGCGGCTTTAGTAATTTGAAGTTTACGCATGATGGTTGGCCTTTAGGTTTCGGTTAATTGAAGCCTTTATTTTAATTGTTTAACTGAATTCGTCAATTGATTAGTTGTAAAGCATTGTAACGCATCGGCAATGCCATTCTTATTAGTGCAATGCGGTTTCTATGGGGTTTCTAGGGGAAAACAGGCAAACGGCTTGCTTAGAAACCGCCTACAGGATGCGGGCAAGGTCAGGCTGTCAGCCGATTGCCAAGGGCAATGCCAAGGGGCAAGGCGAAAGGCCCGCCAAGGGGCTAGAATCCAGAATCTGTGAAGATTTGTTAGGTTTGTTGCAAATCGGTCATTTTTGTGAGATTTTGCAACAGAGGCGGTTTTGCCCGGCCAGCCAAACGGCACAGCCAGAAATGGCCCCCGTGGGAATTACGAACGATTCTGTACCAAAAACAAATTACCATTTCCTATGCTATGGGTTGAATTTGATTTTGGTTTTCTTCGGTAATTCCAGTTAAATTCCAAAGGCTGAAGGATTTGCAACAATATACAAAATTCCTGACGTATGAAATTTTGTCTTGCAATCCATTCTTGATAGCTCTATTAAGTCGCCACGTTCAACCAATGTTTTAATGGTATTGGCAATGGCTATCCTAGTTCCCATTTTGCTTTTAGTAAATGACCCTACTTGCGATAATCTTTTGTAGATATAAGCGTAAGGCACTACTTTTTCTTTATGCTGCAATTGGGTTCCGGTTTTGTATCCATCAATCTCAGCCCATGACCTAACCAGATATTCACCGATTATGTTAGCGGCCTTAACCATTTGGCTCAATTCTTCACTGTTTGAACCTATGTCACCGGCATCAAATTTGTTTAGCAAACTATAAACGTCAGCCAGTACGATATTGATTGCCCACATTGCAACCGCTGCATCAATCTCAGGCTTGTAAAGATGATTCCCAACGGCTACCAATGCCGCTAATTTCATGGCTTTAAGGTTTACACGGGTCCAAAGATTGCGCCGTACTTCGCGGGCTGAAGCATTGATCTTCATATCGCAAAACTTATCGAGTTGCTTAAATATATCGGTTGCTTCATCGTCAAGCGCAACGTCAATAACCTGATTCTGAGAATCAAGCGCATTACAGTTGCTGCATAGGTCAGACAATAGCTTAACGGTCCTATCAGCGGGAACCGCTTTAGATGCGTTGTCATTGGCGGCAGGCCGGGGGCCGTTGTATTCGACCAAAGTTAATCGCGGAAGAAATCCTTCAGTAACCATATCTTCGTCTAACACTTCGTAAAACCGCTCAGGTGTAGATTCGCCAATCATCGAAAAAGCGGGGCTTAAAACCGGCGCTGTATTCTTATCTTTGTCACTGTAGATTGTGGGCTGTAGAACTGCACCACGCCCCGAACGGCCAAACAATTCAAGCATGATTCGCCGTAGCATTGTCAAATGCGGCGGTGCTTTTGGACCCGACATATTTTTTAAGGCAATGCCGAATTCGCCCACAATAGAAACGAATCGGGGTGAAACGTTAGCCAGATATTTGACAAGGGCAGGGGCTGAAGAAATGTCAGACGGTCCAATAAAATCAAATGCGTTAGGAATGTTGACCTTTACCGCATTCATTAATTTTGCAATGCCTGAATGAATAGTTTCTTTACCCGTACCAGTTGGCGCAAGCAATAAAATATATTGATTCAAGCCACTACCTGAAACGTTGTACGCCCTTCCCGCTATGCCTGACATAAGCCCCAACGCGGCAACCAGCGAGATTTCAGGAACTGCCCGTGGCGATTGGGTGAAAATGTATTGGGCAATCATCCCGGTTAGACCGGGCGGCAGAGTGTATGGGTTGACAGTGGGCGGGCTGAAGTCGTATGACGATTCTTGCGCTGTAGGGGTTTCGGTCATTGCAACGTTCTTATGTTGATTCGCCAATGCCGCTAGGATTCCATGCTTCAATTGACTTAGATCAATCGGCGGTAGCTTACGGTCAAAGCACCGGTTAAGCATGTAATCAATACGGTATTGCGCCCGTGATTTCTCACGTTCGGCTAGCTTGGACAGCAAAAAGATTCGTTGAACCTGAATCCTGCTATTTGAGTAAAAAGCAATGATATTAACTAAAGCAAAATCGCCTTCAGATTGCGATTCGTAATAACGTTTCCAGTTGCCGTTAATGAATAACTCATGGAATTTTTCGCCATTGGTTGCGTTAGTTGCCCATTCGATAATTTGCGCGTCAGTTGACGTTTCAGGGTCAAACCCCATAGCCCCGCCAATGGTCTTAGACTTGCCGCCTTCCATTTGCGCCCATAGGCTATTAATCAATTCGTTGTATTCCCGAATCGGGGTAGGCCGGTAAACGTTACCGGTCATGGTCATGAATCGTTGGGCTGAATAAATTTCAATGCTTGACCGTTTGCGGCCTGAAGGAATGTCACCTTTGACGATGATGTGCAGACCTTTGCCGCTAGGGGATAGTTCGGCGTATGAATCAAATTCTTCGTAAACGGTACGTTGCCTGTCCATTACAGAATTGATTTCCGCTTGATCGTCTGATTTTGGCGCGTCAAGATCAATGAAAAGATACGGGTCATCTTTGGTCAGCACGAAGCCTATGCCCGAATAAAATTGCGGCAGGTTGGCTAGCGTATGCGTTGCTTGATCGAAGCTGCACCACGTACCCGGAACATTGACGTTTGCATGTTTGCCGTTGTTGGCATTGTAGGGAACCTTAGTAGGCTTTTCCCCATCGGTTTCCTCGTATCGCCACATTACCCATTGAGGGTAAGCTTTCATTTCATCGGGAATATCATGTAACATTTTTCTCGTCTTTCAACCATGTATTGACCGATTGAACCTTTTCAACAGGGGCTGTAAGCAGCTTGCCGTTTTGAAGTTTCGACAGCCAAGCGGTTGATACTTTGCACGATGCGGCAATAGTCCTAAGCCTGATATGACTAGGCCGGTTGCGTAAAAGCAGGCTTGTTTCGTACAGCCATGACGTAGGAATGTTTTGCATGGGATGAAATGTAGCACGAAAAAAAGTTTAGCGTAAAGAAATTTTTGTGCTACTATTCAGCCTCTTTCAACTTTTGAGGCTCCTAAATGACCTTTGACGCACAATCTGTTTTGACCCGTGGCACTCAAGCTACGGTTGCCGCCGTTGACCGCCTGACGGCCCTTTGTCATGGCGCGGCGAAAACTTCAGGATGGTGGACAAACCTAAAAACCGGATGGGACAGCACACCCGAATCGCATGACGTTCCCTATAAAGAACTTCAATTCAGTGTACCCGAAAAACTCATGCTGATAGTTACGGAAGTTTCGGAAGGCATGGAAGGTTTCCGCAAAAACCTTAATGATGACAAGTTGCCGCAATACAAAAATCTTGACGTTGAACTTGCCGACGCCCTTATCCGCATTCACGATTTGGCGGGGGCAATGAAAATTCCGCTTGGCGAAATCGTTGTTGCCAAAATGGAATTCAACGCGCAACGGCCAGATCATAAGATTGCAAATCGTTTGCAGGATGGTGGCAAAAAGTGTTGACGCATTGAATTCTTTGTTGTAGAATTCAATCACTGACCCGGCAGTTACCGGGATTCAATTAAGGAAAGCAAAATGGAAAACGTACCAGTTGAAACGGTTGAAGCCAAGCGCGATACCGCAATCATGAAATGGTCAACGGCCCAATCCCAATTGGCCTATTGGAAAGAGGTTGAAGCAGCCGCCCGCATTGAAGTCCTTACGCTTTGCTACGAAACCCCGCCTGATTCCGGCACGGTCAATTACGATTTGGGCAAGGGTTTCGGCCTGAAAGCGGTATTCAAAGAGAATTACAAACTCGATGAAAAGAAACTTGACGGTGCGCTTGACCGAATCGAAAAAATGGGTGAAGCAGGCGAATTAATTGTTAATCGTGTGATTCGTTGGAAACCCGAACTGTCAAAAACCGAATATGAAGCAATGCCTGAAGCAATGCGGGCGATTCTTGACGAAGTTGTGACCATTTCCCCCGGTACGCCGTCCCTTTCCCTTATGACCCCAAAGGTTCCCAAATGAAAACCAATCAAGTTGTTGAAGTATGTTGCCGTTATGGCAAAGCGATTACGCTGACGCTGACCGGTCCTACTGGAAGTGGTAAGCCGATTTTGATTGCTGAATTGGCCCGCCACTTGCGCGAAATCGGCTTTACCGTCAAAACGGAAGATTCTGACGATGATTCCATTGTTATCAGCAAAATGGTGAATGCCCATGAATGAACGTGACCTGAAGCCAGCGGGTCAACTGGCTAGTTTCTACGGGGTGAAATCCCTTGTCTATGGTGCGCCGGGGGTAGGCAAAACCCCGGTCATCAATACCGCCCCGCGCCCCGTTATGCTTGTCTGCGAACCCGGCCTGCTTTCCATGCGCGGCAGTAACGTTCCGGCCTTTGAAGCCTATACCGCCCCAAAGATTCGTGAATTCTTTGTTTGGTTGCATACATCGGCTGAAGCTAAAAAGTACGATACTTTTTGTTGGGATTCAATCAGTCACGGGGCTGAAATCATCCTTAGCGAAAAGCTGAAGTTGTTTAGTCACGGGCTGAAAGCCTACGGCGAAATGGCAACCGAAATCAATGAAATAGCTGATAAGCTTTATTTTATGCCCCAAAAGCATATCTATTTGGTTGCTAAACGGGCATTGGTTGCCGCAAAGTATCAGCCGTTCTTTCCCGGCAATGACTTGAATATCAAGATACCGCATAAGTATGATGATATACTCTACATGGCACTCAGCCAGATTCCCGGCATGGTTGCACCGACTGTATGTTTCAGGACCAAAGAAACATTTGAATTCATGGCTCGTAACCGTAGCGGTAAGCTTGACGAATACGAAGAACCTAATTTGACCAAAATGTTTGCAAAGGCAATGTCATGAACAGCATAAAAGAGTTATTTGAAAATCAAGCGGTACGCCTGTTAATTCAGGACATTCTTTCATTGCGTAGTGGCAAGAAAAAAGTATATGAAATCGCTGAAGAAGTGGCCGATACGTTTGTAAGGTATTACGGTCATTACCAATTCAAAAAATGGGGGGATGACGCGCCTAAGCACCCTGTTTTATCGGCAGACGAACGGGAATTGATTGTTTCAGTTGGATTTGACCAATTGCTGAAAAGCGAACGGTTTTCAACTATAGTTAAAGAAACGTTAACCAGAAACAGAGGGGTTAAATTTGAAGTTGCCACAAGCAATATCGTAAATGAATTAATTAAAGAATATTGCTTTAGCATAAGAAAGCAGGAATTTAACCATACCCCTATTCCGAATAATCCTTACGTTACCCCAATGTTTAAAACGTTAGTTAACAGTGACGTTAAATTTGGCGAAACTAAGGTTACAGACATTTACAAAGAACAGAAAGACAAAGTTCAAACCGCAATAGATAATCTACAGCGTGAGCTTGAAAAAGCTACGATGATGGGCATGAAAGTAACTTTGAAAGGATGCGATTACCCTAAAAACCTTATCACTATTGAATCCGCAACCCGCGAAATCTAATTTTCAATAACTGGAATATATCCAAATGACTTTACTTCAAAACGCATTCGTTCCCGCAAATTACAACCCCGTTCAAGGTTCGGCACAATTGCCGCTTGGCCGTCATCCGTTCCGCATCACTGAAACGGCAATTGTGCCGAACAAAGATGAACAAGGCGGGCATTTGAAATTCGGCGTGACCATCATCGAAGGTCCGAACGCAGGCGCTAGCGGCGATTACCGCATCAACCTGTACCATCAGCAGGCAAAGACTGTTGAAATTGCCCACAATCAGTTGGCCGCGTTGGCTTACGCCTGCAATTTGGGCCATACCCAAATCAGCGATACCCGGCAGTTTGAAGGTCAATGTTTCATTGGCGAAGTGACAAACCAAAAGCTGACTGACCAGCAAAACGCAAGGCAGGCGGCAGGCGAACAAGTCACGCCATTCACGCAAATCAGCAAGGTCTTTTACATGGATGGCCGCGAACCCGGCAAAGAACATTTGTCACCGCAAGCCCCTTCGCAAGCACAGCCAATGCCGCCAGCCCCGGCCCCTGCATCGGCCTATCAGCCGCCAGCACAGCAAGCAGCGCCAGCGGCGGGGGGATGGCAGCAGCCAGCCGCGCCAGCACCTGAGCAGACGCAACAGCAGCCCGCGCAATATCAGCCGCCAGCCCAACAGCCAGCAGCGGCCCCTGCCCCTGCTAACGCAGGATGGCAGCAAAACGCGGCCCCCGGTGCGGCAAAACCCGCATGGGGCGCTAAGTAAGCGGTAATTCGTAAATGATTGAAGGGGGCTATATGCCCCTTTCTTTTCTTATGAACAATCAACCATTAGCTATATGCAACGTTTGCCAATTCCCCGCCGTTATTTATGCGGAAAACAAGGTTCTGTATAAACGAAATGTGGGCGATTGGCCTATGTGCTACTACTGCAAAAAGTGCCGTTCAAGTGTTAGTTGCCATTACGGAACTAATATACCGAAAGGTCTTTTAGCAAATCGGGAAGTAAAAGTTTTCCGAACATTGGCCCATGAAGCATTCGACAAAATATGGATGCAAAGAATCATGACCAGATTTGAAGCCTATCAATGGCTTGCTGATACGTTAGGTTTGCCATTAGAAAAAGCAAACATCAGCCAATTATCAAAGGAAGATTTAATTAGGACAATTGAAGTGTCGAATCAATTCATTTCTATTGGGGCGCTAATAATGGTAAGACGGCGCAAAAAGAAAGAACAGAAAGAAGAACGAAAAATAAAGGAATTGTATGAATCAATTAAACGACATAAACATTGACCGGAAATCTATTGCCAAGCAAGTATTAACTGACATAGATAAAGCTTGCCAGAATCTTTATAAAGAAAACGGTCATAGGCGGCACTTAGGCGCATCGGAAGTTGCTGACCAATGTTGGCGCAAGATTTACTATACCTTTCGATGGGTTAAGGCCGCTCAGAATGACGGCAGACAAGAACGGTTATTTCAAGTAGGCCATGAACAGGAACCGAAATTTATTACATGGCTGACTGAAGCCGGGTTTCAGGTTTGGGATAAAGCGGAAGATGGCGAACAATTCCGAACCAGCTTTGGCAATGGTCATGGGGGCGGTTCACTTGATTCGATTATCAAATTCCCGCCTAGCTACGGTATTGACTTCCCGGTATTGGGCGAATACAAAACCAATAGCACGGGGTCAGCGTTTAATAAATTGCTTGAGAATGGCGTAGAAGCTGAAAAGCCCGTGCATTATGGTCAAATGTGCGTTTACGGTTGTGACCCTATATACAACTTTAGCCATGCTTTATATCTGAATATCAATAAAAACGATTCGGATTTGCACGTTGAAATTGTCGCTTTAGATCATGAACATGGCGAAAAGCTGAAGGATAAAGCAATTCAGATTATCAACATTGACCATTTGCCAAATCGAATTAGCGACAGGTCAACCCATTTTGTTTGCAAAATGTGCAATTACGCTGATATTTGCTTTAAAGATGCGCCGGTTGAAATCAATTGCAGGTCTTGCAAGTACGCGCAACCCGTAGCGGATAAACAATGGTATTGCAGTTTGCCCGCCCATAACGCAATCATCCCTGAAGAATTTATTCCTAAAGGTTGCGTTGCCCACATTTCAGTTAACAAGGCCGATTAATGCAGCCCCGTTATTATCAGGTTGAAGCGCATGATGCGTTATACAACTATTTGACTTCAGGCCAAACCGGCAACCCCTTAATCGGAATGCCGACAGGGACCGGTAAAAGCCTAGTCATTGCAATGGCTGTATATACAGCAATGACGTATTATCAAAACAAGCGCGTGATGATGCTAACTCACGTTTCCAAATTGGTTGAACAAAACGCAAAGGCGTTGCGGAACATTTGGACTAATGCCCCGCTAGGCATTAACTCAGCCGAACTAAAGCAGCGGGATTTTTATAATCCTATTATTTACGGCAATATTCAAAGTTGCGTTAAAAAGGCTGAAATGTTCGGCCATCGGGATTTGCTTTTCATTGACGAAGCCCATTTAATCGGACCAGATCAAGCCAGCCAATACGCGCAAGCGATTTCTGTTCTGAAAGCCATTAATCCGGGTTTGGTTGTTGTCGGATTTTCCGCAACCTTGTTCCGTATGAAGCAAGGGGAATTGACGGATGACGGTTTGTTTACTGACGTTTGCTATGACCTGACAGGCTATCAGGCGTTTAACAAGCTAGTGGCTGAAGGCTACCTTGCCCCGTTGATTGGCAAGCCTACAGCAACCCGTTTTGACATATCCAACGTCAAGATTCTAGGCGGCGAATACAACGCCAAACAGCTTGAAGATGCGGTTGACAAAACCAATATCACGTTTGAAGCCTGCAAAGAAATAATTGATTATGCAAGTGAACGGCAGCATTGGATGATCTTTGCGGCAGGCGTAAACCATTCAGAACACATTGCCGAAATGCTTAACGGGTTCGGCATTCCAGCAGCCGCCGTGCATTCAAAGCTGACTTCAGCCGAAAACAATAGCCGCCTAGCCGCATTTGAATCCGGTCAGCTACGGGCTATTGTGGGCAACAACAAACTGACAACAGGCTACGATTTCCCGCCGATTGATTTTATTGGCGATATGCAGCCATGTTGCAGTCCCGGCAAACACGTTCAAAAGTACGGCAGGGGAACCCGCATCAGCCCCGACACGGGCAAGACGAATTGCCTTGTTTTAGATTTCGCGGGCAACGTCCTTAGATGCGGCCCCATCAATGACCCGATTAAACCGCGTAAACCGGGGTCAGGCGCGCCCGGTGAAGCCCCCATAAGGATATGCGATACATGCGGGGCATATAACCACGCCAGCGCCCGATTTTGCTGCAATTGCGCTATGGAATTTAATTTTGCGCCTAAGATTTTTCGTAGCGCCGGTAACGTGGAAGTCATGAAGGTTGATGACGCTGAAGTATTGGAAATCTTCCCTGTATCCCGTATCGTCTATTCGCTGCATGAGAAAAAAGATGCAGCCGGGAATCTGTTAAGCCCGCCGTCAATGCGAGTTGGCTATTTTTGCGGGTTGCGCCGGTTTGACGAATGGATTAATTTTGAATCAACCAGCAATCTTATGCGGCACAAAGCCCGCGATTGGTGGCGGCAACGGCATGACGCTGACCCCCCGGCAACAACATTCAGAGCATTGCAGTTGCAATCTGAATTACGGCAACCGACTAAAATAACTGTTCGGTTGAATTGCAAATACCCTGAAGTGAAATCTTATGACTACCAATAGTGATGGTTTCGGTAACAATAAGCAGCATAACAAAAACTGTGCCACTTACCGCACGGCGATTCAAAAGACATTGATTCAACGTGACCAATGGCAAACTTGTTTAAATTGTGACAATTATAAAGGAACGGAAGAAATACCGTTTTGCGGGTTGCATAAAGGAACCCCGCCCGTTACAGTTGTCGTATGTGGTTGTGAAGATCACGTAATGAAAATTCCTTTTTGAAAGAACTTATGGCTACCAAAGGCAGAAAATCAGTTAAAGAGAAAGCCGCCGAATCGAGTGCAGCAAACCTTATTGCAGCACTTGAATTTATCAGCATTGCCCAACGTGACGTAGGCGAACCCCGGCAGACGTTTTGCCAAATGGCAGACGGCATCATTTTCGGGCAGGATGGCGCAATGTCGGCAGGATGCAAGATTGAAGAATCAATTACCGCATTTGCCCACACTAAGCAATTGTTAGCCGCTTTGAAGAAATGTTCCGAACAAATTACGATGGTTCAAGCCGGTGATGGCAAATCCATCAAAATCAAATCGGGCAAGTTTTCGGCGTCAATCCCTTGTTACAACGAATTTGACAAGGGCAATTTTCCCAAGCCCATGCCGGATGATCGAGTTGCAAACGCAACCAACGCGCTAAAAGACGGGCTGAAGGCTTGTTACCCGATTGTCAATGAATCTTCACCGCAACCCCATGCAGCGGGCGTACTGATTCAATCCGGGTCAGTAGTGGCTACGAATGGCGTTGTGCTTGTCGAATATTGGCACGGGATTGACTTACCGCCCGGAATTCTTTTACCTAAAGCAGCAGCGGCAGCGGTTGCCAACTGCCCAAAGAATCTAACAGGGTTCGGTTTCTCAGACCGTAGCGCAACCTTCTATTTTGAAGATGATTCGTTTATCAAAAGCCAGTTATTTGAATGCGATTATCCAAACTTTACGAAATTGTTTGATCGAGAATTTACGCCAACGCCAGCCCCTGAAGATTTGTATAAGGGGTTAGATCATGTTTTGCCGTTTTCCGCTAATGGTTTGATTTTCTTTGACGCTGACCTTATCAAATCCGGCGATATGGGCAACGTTGCAACCTATGAAGTTAAAGGGTTGCCCGAACGAATGGGCTTTAACGGGTCATTCTTAAAGCTTATTGAAAAGCATTTTAAGCAGGTTCAATTTATCCCTAGTGATTATATTGCTTATTTTTTTAACGAATCAGTAAGGGGCGTTATTAAAGGAACTTTGGTTAAGCAAAATGATATTGAAGATGACATTCCATTTTGAGCCATGAAACAATTTTTTGTTGACGATAACGGCTTTGCAGTAACCAAAAAAGCAAAGCCGAAAATCCGCGATTTGATTATCAAAAGCCCCCATGCACCGCCTGTATTCTTTACCCCTGAAGAATTGTTTGCGGTTAATGTGGGTGACGCTTTTGTATTTGACGCCGAAAGCTACGGCAATTACTTTTGCATTTGCTTTAAACACATAAAAAGCGGCAAGGTAGTAGCGATTGAAGATACGCCGGAAATTGATTTAGACGTTAGGTTTCTCGCATGGATGCTTCACCGCTTTTTACTTATCGGCTTCAATTCGTACAACTTTGATTTGACTATTCTTGCCTTTGCATTGAAGGGGGCTAATTGCGTCAAGCTGAAAGAGATAACCAATCGAATCATTGGCGACAGCCGAAACGATATTAAGGGTGAAAACCCATCCGAAATCCTGAAGGAATACGGTTTAAGCAGGCCGTCAGTAAATCATATTGACGTTATGGAGCCATGCCCGGTATCGGGTTCGATGAAGAAATATGCGGCCAAACTGCATTGCAAATTCATGCAGGAACTACCTTACCCGCATGACAGGATGCTGACCAAAGAGGAAGCTTACAACGTCTTTCTTTACTGCCTGAATGACTTGGACAATACGCAATTGATCTACGAAGAATTGAAAGATCAAATCGAATTGCGTATTCAGTTGGGCAAAGAATACGGGCTTGATTTGCGTAGCAAGTCAGACGCGCAAATTGCTGAAGTAGTGATTACGCAGGAAATATCAAAGATAACAGGCAAACGATCTAAGCGTGAGGAAGTGGAAAGCGGGCGGTTATTCAAGTATCAGCCGCCCCCGTTTATCAAATTCAAAACGCAAGTTATGCAAGATGCGCTAAAGCGTATTTGTGAATTGGATTTTGAAGTAACTGAAAAGGGAACCGTTGTCAATGAAGAATTGAAAACGTTTGAACTGTCAATTGGCGACACGGTTTATAAGCTTGGCAAGGGCGGTTTGCATAGCAAAGAGAAAACGGTATCGTATAAGGCTGACGCAGAACACGATATTATTGATGATGACGTTGAATCTTATTACCCGCGCCTGATTCTGAATTCCGGCATGTTCCCTAAGAACATGGGCGAAGTCTTTCTAAGGGTCTATAACTTTTTGGTTGAAAAGCGACTAGCCGCGAAACGGAACAAGCAGCAGATTATCAGTGACGCGCTGAAGATTGTTATTAACGGAACATTCGGTAAACTAGGTTCCAGATGGTCAGCCATGTATTCGCCTAACTTGCTGATTCAGGTAACGTTGACCGGTCAGCTTGCCCTTTTGATGCTGATTGAATTGCTTGAAATAAACAATATCAAAGTGATTTCGGCCAATACAGACGGTATCGTTAAGTACATTCACAAAAGCCAATATGCTTTGCTTAGGACATTGATTACTGAATGGGAAAACGAAACGTCACTAAAGACTGAAGAAACCAAATACACCGCATTGTATAGCCGCGATATTAACAACTATATTGCAGTTAAGAAAGACGAAAAAACCGGCAAGGTTTCTATCAAAGGCAAGGGGGCTTATTTTGACCCGCGATATGACCCTAAGACGGCTATTTTCCGATTCCACAAAAGCCCACAAACGACTATCTGTTTGCAGGCCATGACAGCGTTGATTGTGGGCAACGTGCCAATCGAAAAGACAATTAGGGAATGCCGGGATATTACGCAGTTTGTGACTGTTCGGGAACTGACCCGCGCCACTCACAAAGACGGCTTGTATATCGGCAAGACGATTCGATGGTATTACCCCAAAGGCGAAAAAGGGGAAATCCAATATGTTGAATCAGGGAATAAGATACCAATGAGCGAAAACGCTAGGCCGTTAATGAATCTGCCTGACGAATTCCCTGACGATATTGATTACGATTGGTATATTGCAAACACTACAAAAATGCTAACCCAAATTGATTACATCAAAGGAACCAAAATAGCTACACTGTTCGACTGATTTCTTTAATAGCAATAAAGAATTCTGCTTCAAGCACTCTACCGCCAACGGTTGTAGCAATGCAGGTAACTAGATATTTTTGTCCGTTTACCCCGCCTGACGTAAAGACTTTGACAAACGATGCGTCAATGACAAATGCCGAATTAAGAGTTATTCCTGCTTCAGCCGTTACTGAAGCTGACGCCAACGAATCGGTTCTACTTTTCAGAAAATCGGCAAATAGAAAGTCAAAATCTAAGACTTCGCGGGGTTGTTTGTAGAACGTTTTAATCATTGGATTCTCATTTGATTTTGGTTAGGGGGTATAGCAATTCGGTTGTCTTTTGGCCCAACGACAATTGCGTTTGAGTTTGTGCCGTAAGCTTCAGAATTGTTTACTGACCCGTATTTTTCATAATTAGCCAAAGCAGAAATAACTACTTGACTAGCGGAATCCTTGAATTTTACTGTTCGATTGCTAGGGGTGCTTGAATAAAATAATCTGATTGCTTGTATGTCAGCGTCACCGACAACAACCCCATCCCCTGCACTACCCAATTCAACAACCTTTGCCAAAGTGCCATCGCCGGTAGAAACTATTTCGCCATTTGCCGACAAGACAACAGCAACCAAAAGCGAACCGGTTCCGGTAGTTTCAACAGAACCAATCGCGCCAATGTTTACGTTAGTGCTAACATTTATATTTGCTGTGCCGGTTGATTCGACATTGCCCACACTAGTTAACGGAACGGCTAGGATTGTGTCACCCGTTCCCGTGCTTTCAACTGTGCCAGCCGCGCCCAATTCGTGAAGGGCGGTTTGGTAAAGATCACCCGCGCCAATCACCGTGCTAAAGCCGTCAGCCGAAAGAATTACCGCCTTGCTTATGTCGCCGGTTCCCGTTGATTCAACGATACCGGCAGACGCCAAATCAGTAACGGCAGGCCCAACTATTGTGAAATCGCCAATTACCGTGGCTTCTATAGAACCGGCACTTGCTAAGGGCTTGTCTAAGGCCGTTTCAGCGGTCCCGGCTACGTCTGCACTACCGGACCCGGCAAGCGGCTTGTCTGCCCCGATTTCACCGGTTCCCGTGGCGATTGCTTCGCCCGTGCCAGCTAGCGGCTTGCCTATTGACAGGTCAGCGGTTCCCGTTGCTTCTACTGACGCGAAAGTAATTGATTTGCCTGACGCGGTTTCAGCGTATGTGCCTGAGATTGCGCTATCGAATACGGTTGTCCAACTTACACCGTCAACTGAAATTTGGGTTTTTGTTCCGAAATATGTTCTACCGTCACCGTAATAGTGATAAACCTTTACAGAGGTAATATCGTGAATTGCACCTAAATCAACGGTAACGTTGTTATTGGCCGAATATGCGGCAAGATAAGGAAACGTGTCTAAATTGCCATCGGTAATTAATGCGGTTGTGCCTTCGCCAATAGCAGTATCAAGCGTAGCCGTTTTACCCAAAGCCAGATTTACACCGGCAGCGTTATACGCCTGAATTTCAATCCAAGCGTTTGTGCTACTGCCTTCAGAAAAATTCAAATAGTCGCGGATATATCGGGCAAACCTTGCGAAGCCGTCAGCCGCTAGGGGCTTGTCTAAGGCCGTTTCGCCTGTACCCGTGGCTACCCCATCACCCGCGCCTGAAAGGGGCTTGTCAACGCCGAATTCGCCGGTCCCCGTGGCAATTGCCGCCCCATCGCCCGCCAATGAAGTATTTGCAGCTAGGGTATGGGTAAAATCCCCGGCTACGGTTGTCTCAGTCGTGCCCTCAGCAGCCAAAATAATAGCTACTTGAATATTTTCTGAGCCTGTAGATTCAACAGACCCGGCAGACGCCAGCGGCTTTTCAACGGATTCGTTAGCTATTACCGTGGCTTCAACCGTGCCGCTTGCGGATAGCGGTTTGTCAATGCTCGATTCAGCCGTTCCGGTTGCTTCAACCGCGCCAGCAGCAGCAAGGGGGTTATCCAAAGCGATTGCGCCCGTTCCCGTAGCTTCAACAGCATCAGAACTGGCAAGTGGCTTGCTTATCGAGACTTCAGCGGTTCCCGTGGCGGTTGTTGTGCCATCGGCAGCGATTGTTATTTCAAGCGCAATAGCGCCGGTTCCGGTACTTTCATTTAAGCCATTTCCGACCAGCGGTTTATCAAGTGCCGCGTTGCCTGTTCCGGTTGATTCAACCGTGCCATCAGAGGCAAGATTAACAGGCGGGACCGTTGCCGACAAATCACCGGTTCCGGTTGCAACAACTTCGCCGGTTGAATTTAATAATACAGCGGTAACGAAATTACCGGTTCCGGTTGCTTCATTAATGCCAGCACTAGCAAGCGGCTTATCTAATGTTGCTTGTCCCGTTCCGGTTGCTTCAACTGTTCCCGCGCCTGCAAGCGGATTTTGAACGGTAGCTGACGAAGTATCTAATTCAACAACCGTTGCTGAAATAGAAGTAGGGCTATTTGTTGCCGGGTCATTTTGAACAAGCGTACCCGTAAAGCCTGAATTAATGTGCCAAGCACCACAACGAGTAGTGGGGGAAGATCGAGAAACCCCGCTAACCAGTGTCCAGCCAGCAGGAGCAGCCGGACCCGTGCCGTTATTTATGAATGCCGCGCATAAAGGATTTGCAGTTAACGCGGCAGCAGGTAACGTCATCGTTAACTGAGCATTCAGCACAGAGTTTGCGGTTTCAGCTTTTTGGCGAATCGCGGAAAGTCCTGTTCGGGACATTCCTGCAATACGATGTACTTGAATCCAATTGCCGGTTGCTACGCCAGTTTGTGTATAGGTAATCGTCCTAGCCGTTGCGGGCGTAAGCTGATTAGCTATATAAACAAGCATGTTGCTTGTATTTGTCGTTAGCGGGGTTTCTTCAACCAGTGTAAAAGTTTCACCGGCAAGATTGGTAGAAAGGGCGGGGCTAGTCCCCATCCCCGATATACCAATAAAGATAATTAACAGATCATTTGCGACAGGCGTAAATGATGCGGTTGTATAAGTGGCAGCATCGGTTGATGCGTTGAAATTAACGCCTGAAATTACTGTTGCCACTAAGACAACCTTTCTTTAAACAGCAGTAGGCGGTAACAGCAATTCTTCAGGAATGTCTATCATTGTCCCAAGTCGTTGTGCGATATATGCCCGCAATTGGTCAACCCGTTGGGGTTTGTTGGAAACCTTTTTACCCAAAAGCCGTTCGGCTTGCGCCAAATCGGATTCAGGAATCCAAATTTCGATAATTCCGTTTTGCAGAATATCAATCGAAACGCCAGCCGTGCCGTCAGCTTTCACGTAATTGGCCCAAGGGTATCCGAATGCTTCGGCAGCGGCCCAATTCAGCGGTTCACCTGTTAAGGTATTGGTTGCTAGCAACGTCATTGCGTCAACCTTAGTTGTCAATTTGCAGGGTCAGCGAACCAGCGGGATACGTGATGGTATCGCCCGTGTTAATCGTTTTCGCGGTAGTCAGCGCAAAACAAAACATCATATTGCCAGCCGTTGCGGCGTCAAAAATACCCATATGCGTAACCGCGCCCCATGTTGCCGTAGGCGTTGGAAACGTAATTACAACGTTATTGCTTGTCGTGCCGCCAGTGCCAGAACTGGCAAGGGTTGACGCAGCCGCTTGCGTACCTGCCCAATTGGCTAGCGCGTTGGTAGTTGACCCGCGCCCGTAAGCCGCGCCCGATACCTCAGTTCCCGGCCCCGCATCGTTGCAGGCGCTTGTAAACAGCCCTACGTGCATGGTAAGAGGGGGTGCAAAGGTTTGCGCCCGAAACAGGTAATCAACCAGCTTGTTTTCAAGATAGTTGGACATTGACAAAGCTTGCGCCGGTCCAGAAAACGCGGCGACTGCAAAAAGAAACGCCACTGAAATGTGGGAAAAGAATTTACGCATGATTAAAACTCCATAAAGGAATGAATAAAGGGGGTTAGGAAAATTGGATTATATGGGCATTTCTGCCCACATAACCGCTTTTACTTATGGCCGGAATGCCCCGACATAATTTGACAGATCATCACGAAGCGCGGCAGTCAATTCATGGTTTACGTGAACGCTTGCCCACATATCTTGAATCGTTTCGAGATTATTTGCGCCAAACTGTGAACCAACCGCATAATTTAGCGAACCGGCAGCAAACGCAGGGCAGGCCGTAGTAACAACAGTTCCACCGTTAACCTGAAGGTTAATAGTATTAGCTGTCCTATCGTGCCAAGCTTTAACGTTAAACGTGCCAGTTGGGGCAGAATACAAAACGCCCAAACCGCCAACTACCGCTGTAACCCTTGCGGTTCCCGTACCAACTGAGAAAACCAACCCGTTTGCGTCTGCATCGTAATACAAATTGCGGCCTGTAAATGCGCCTGATTTATCTGACCAAATATGCGTGTAATATTCTTTTGGCGCAACCGCTACGCAAAGCGTAAACCCATTTGCTGTATTTTCGCCAGAACCCCCGCCAGTTGTTGATTGCATCCCTTGATAAAACGTAACGTGCGTTTTTGCACCGACAACCCTATAAAAACCAAAGTTTGGCACAGGGTCAACAATCGAAACGGAATTGTCATTAGCACTCAGATCAACAACCCGCCCAACGTATTGACCTGTTGCGGTAACAGTGGCTGACGTTGCGGCAGTTCCTTGTTTGAGGTTAGCGGCAACCATTTCAAACCGTGCGCCGTTCTGACCACCGGCATGACCGAATGCGTTTGTGACAGCGGCGGCAGTCGGGGCAGGCGGGGCAACAACAGCGGAAGGTGCGCCCATTTTGGAAACCATCGTGTCAAGAAACGCAGGGAATCCCAATCTAACGTAATCGTGCATACTCCAAATAAAGAAACCACGCGGTTTGTTAGTCAGCCTGAATTTATCTACTTCACGATAGTTTTCAGCAGCGGTTAAGCAATCGTCAAAGGTTCCGCGTAAGTTGCCGTGAGAAGTTCCGAAAACAACTTTATCTTCGCCAAGTGCAGTACACCATTGGGCAATTTTGCCTGAAGCGTAGTTAACGTCTTTGTTGAAATGCGTATCGTAAAATTGCGGCGCGGCATACGTCAATGTGCCGTCATCTTTCAATGCTTTTGCAACAACCAAATCGTATGGGCTACGGTAAGCTTCGGTTCCGAATACATCAGGCGTAGGCGGCATTGTCACGCTGAAACTAGTCCCGTAGAAATCGCGCAACGTGCGGCTAATAAAAACCAATTCAGCAGTATTTGCCGTGCAGTCAGCCGGATTATTTGCGTAAACGGAACGCATATAGGCTTCAAAGGTATTCCAATCAATACCATCAATTTTGCCGCCCAATTGCGTAACTAATGCTTTAAACGAAGTGATAAAGTTAAGCGAACGGGTCCGGGTATTAAAATTGAATCCGTTAGCTGCACCGCCAACTGTCAAAATAACTCGTTTACCGGCAGCACGAAGCGCCCTAATTTTTTCGATTGAAATATGGGCTTCACCGGCATTCGGCATTACAAACGTGCCATCCCCGGAATTGTCCCAATTAAATGAACGAATGGGCGTACCGTCAGCATTGAAGCGGCCTGAAGGGTTTTCAGGACCACCGGGGCGGGCGTGAAACAAATAGACGACATTGACAGCAGCCGGAATATCCAACAACGTAATTGCGCTACCTTCGTAAACTTCAAAATACATGCCAACAACGTTAGCAGGCATCGGCATCAAATTGTTATCGCCAGCGGCAGCGGGTGAAGTTGTCCCAACTGCACCGGTAGAGGCCGCGCCGGGAACAAGCGCGGAATTAAGCGTTTTAACTGTCCAAGTATAACTTGACGAAGGGTTTAATCCCGTGTCAATAAATGACAGTCCGGTAAGTGAGCCGGTATTGACCTTAACGCCATTTCGTTCAACTTGATAACCAAAGCTACCGTTAACGGCGCTGTAAGAAATCGTCATTGAATTAGACGTTGCGGTATTCGTAGAAACAACAGTAGGGGGAGCCAGTAGGGCGGGTGCGCCACCGGTTACGAGGGATTTTCCTTTAGCCATAGATGCAAGGTACATTTCAACGCCGTCAGACATAAAGAAAAGTACATCACGAGTATTTGGGGCAGTTGACAGCGACAAACCAGCCTCAATAAAGTAACCCGCTGACCACGTAAGATTTCTAGAACCAATGGCGTCTTGATCGACGTTTAACGCATACCAGCCGGGAACTAGATTTGTGGGCAAACTAATAGGCGTTGTCCCGGTCAAAACTATTTTTGCAATTTTGCCTAGCGAAGCATCCCACACTATCGGATTAGCAAAGGTCAACGTCTGCACCGTTTCAAGTGCCGAAATATTGATATTACCAGCGCCAACAATTGATTGATTGTTTACGTTTTTAATATTTGTGCCAGCAATAAGCGAAGCTTGCTTATTATTCAAAGCCGTTTGCGTTAATGCGCTAACGGGTTTTGTAGCATCGCTTGTATTGTCAACGTTGGCTAGTCCAACGTCAGCCTTAACCAATACGACATTTCCGGTTTTACCCGCAACGTCAGTAACTGTAGCCGCGCCACCGCCCGTAATCGCCAAATCGCCTGTTCCTACAATGGACAGTCCGTTAATGGTTTTGAATGTGGTAGTGGCTTGCTTTGCATCAAGTGCCGCCTGAAGCCCCGTAATTGAGGCAATCGGCTGAAAACCGGTATGCGTTGTTCGGTCCCGCAAAGTAGCATCGGTGCTATTTTGCGTAGCGTTTGCGGCAACAGAATCGAGCTTTGTTCTTTCAGCCGCCGTAAGTATTTTATTCGTTACGCCGTCTGTTACCGTGTCAGCCGATTGCGTACCGGTATGATTTGCCCGTGCCTTTAAAACGGCATCGGTTTGGTTGACAGTAGCTGACGAAGCTATGCTATCAAGTTTGATTCGGTCAGTCGGGGTGAATCCTGTACTAGTCCCCCCTACTGACGCAACCGCCCAAAGTTCATTCAGCGCCTGAATGTACTCCGGTCCCGGTTGTCCAAAGTAAAATTTTTCCACTGGCATTATTACCACCCTTGAATATAAAATGAATTTGAATATGCGTTAAACGATGTGAAACGAATACCCGAATTATCGCGTTTGCCGTATATTGACGAATCTTGCTGTAGCAAAGGGTCATCGCCAGTCGGTATTAAAAAGACGGAAATAGAACGGTAAGTTCCAACCCCCTTAATAATTTTGGTAAGAACCGCCCTATCAACAGACGGCATTCCTTCAATATCAAACTTCATAATGTCAATGATTTCATTTCGGTCAACAATGAAATCGCGGGAATCTGTTCTAGTTATTTTAGAATTATCATCCGGTATCAATTCGGCCCCGTATGACGCATTATGTTGCGGGGACCAATAACCGCCAGTTATCAATCGGGATATGTCAATCTTGCCAAATGGATTTTGCGGGTCATCTAAAATAACTCGCAACGATTTAACGATATATTGCTGATTGGCCCATTGAATACATTTTGCGCCAGCACCATAAGCAAACGAATTTGCGTTTAGCGGTAATGTGCCATCGCTACTTGTCGCGTTTGCGTTTAACGGTTGACCTAACGTTATCTGACCTAAAGCAGAACCGGGATTTGCAAACGCAACGCCGGTATCAAAAATTTGAGTTAAATGAGCAGAATCACTAAATCCAAGTATGCGGCAAGTTGCTTGTGGCGTCAAATTACTGGCAGGTAGGAATAAACCGCCAAAATACTCATTGGTTGCCCATGACAAATCAAGCGTTACTGAAGTGCCCACACTACGAAACGGCAAGGCTTTGATTTCGCTTTTCAGGTTTTGAACACCCAAAAGCCCCGTTGTAGAACTGGCTACTATGGTTGCCCGGTCAGCGGCATTGTCGTAAATGATTCGTAGATTAGCCATTTTTAGCCCATTGGATAGCCGCAAGGGCGGCAGGCTTTATATTATCGCTAAAAATCACTTCGCGTAACTCAGTTGCCCGATTTCTGGCATCTTTTATCTGAGCGTTTAATAGCAATACAACTTGCATAATCATATCGGCATTCATGATTAATACAGTGTTATCGTAAAGCGTAAACGGTATTTCAACGGGTGCGCCAAGCGCCGTTAATGTATTGGCAATTAATAATTGATCTTTTATATTACGTTGATCTTTTTCTTTTGCGTCAAATACACCGTATGGCGTAATCAACGGTTGTTCACTTGCGGCAAGTCGGGCGGCTTTAATTTCTGCCCATTTACTAAGTTGAAAATTGTCCAACGTTTTTGGGTATTGCCACTTTTTTACTTCCCAATTAAAAACGTGATAAACGGATGGGGCGGCGGGTATGTCAACGGGAACGTTCTTTTTAAGATCATGGTATTGCGTAAGTTGATCTACAACTCCATCATATCGACCAAATGCGCCAATTGCGAAAGGGTTTGCGGGCGGCGGGGGTGCGCCATCCACCATTACCGATTCATTACCGGTCCAAGTATATCTACCGTTTTCATTAAAATAAGCTATCATCGTTTTGCCCCAAATGCCGATAATGAAGAATTAGAAATAGAACCACCGCTATTAGTTGTTCCTACACTATAAACATAATACCAATCATCAGTAGGAATCGTAAAATAGGTACTTCCCGTTGTAGTTGCGTTATTTGTGCCTGAGCTAGTAAAAGCATCAAGCGTATAAAGAGTTCCGCTAGTAGCATTAACTACAAAAAACTGGCACTTCAAGTCAAATCCAGTACCGGGGGAAGTTGCGCTAACCGTTCCGATAATAATAATACCGGCATTAGCTAAAAAATATTGCGAGGAAGATTGCGAAGTTCTTGCCCCCGAACCCTGACCGGTCCAACCTGAAAACATCGGAACCGTTACAGAAAAACCGGCAAGATTAATTGTGTTTACCGCGTTGATTGCGCTAGCAGTAAGAACTCCCGAAAAACTTCCGGTTGTACCATTCAGCGAACCAAAATTGATTTGCGGCGAATTGACAACCCCGCCGTTAACGGTTGCACCGTTGATTACAGAGGCCGAAAGCGTATGACCATACAGCGTACCGACGCGAATCTTTTCAGCAGCTAAGTCCCTAATGTGGGCTGAATCAATCGCAGCAGCCCGAAT